CCACTCCCACTCCGAGCCCGACGTGGGTTGCCAGCGCAACGGACACCCTCACTTTCTCCGAGGCGGCCAATCCGACCAAGTATTTCGGCCGCCACCGCAAGGGCGACTTTGTGAACATAGACTTCGAGCTTGCCTATGTTCCCGACCTTGCGCCGATTCTCTTGATCTATGATTCTGGCAATCACCTGATCTCGACCTTTCTCGTTCCCGCCAAGAACACCTTCTTGAAAGACTTCGCCTTGAACGTCTTTCTGGGAACGCAGTACCAGATCGGCACCTATAACGTCATTCTGAGCTTCTCATCGGCCGGCGTCGGTTTTCAGCTCTTCGGGTACTTTGAGGTAGTACCGGGCGGCGATACCGGGGGATCGGTAAATTCCCTTTGGAGTATCGACCGTCCCGAGGCTCCCAGCGTAGTCGCCCAGATCGCCAGCGGCCGACTCGTGGTGGGCACCAATCCCAAAGTCAACCCGTAAGGCAAACCGATCATGGATTCTTGTGAAGCCAGCATCATTCGCGCCCTGCCCAACGGCTGCGGCCTGGTCCTCGACGGCGGCGCCTTCCGTGGCGTTTTCAAGGTGACCTGCCTGGATCGCCAGGGCAAGGTGAAGTGGATGGACGAGGCCCACAACCTCGTGACCAACACCGCCCTCAACGACGTGCTCAACGAGTATATCAGAGCGACGACCCAGACCACGGCATGGTACATGGGCCTGGTGGACAACTCCGGCTTCACCGCCTTTGCGGCTGCCGACACCTCCGCCTCTCACGCCGGTTGGTCCGAGAGTACGGCGTATTCGAACGCGACCCGTCCCCAGTGGTCCCCCGGTGCGGCCAGCTCCCAGAGCATCACCAACGCCAGCTCCGTTAACTTCAGCATCAACGGCACCGCCACGATCAAGGGCTTGTTCATTATCGCCAATAACACCGTCGGTGGCACGACCGGCCTTCTCTTCTCCGAGGCGGCCTTCTCTGGTGGCAACCAGGCGGTCAGCAACGGCGACACGCTCCAGTGCACCTACACCTTGAGCGCGGCGTCCAGCTAACCCCCAATCGGGCCGGCGAACTCATGACAAGGCCGGGCATTCCACGCCCGGCCTTTTTTCTTAAGGTGGCCCGTGGCTCTACCGACGATCGTCATTAACTCCAGCGGCGGATCTGACAGCCTCGCCAGCGGCGCAGGTCCGGGTACTGCTGTAACCGGAACCCTAGCGGCCACTCACGCCAACACGACGGTCAACATCACTGACGCCGTCGCTCTTGGTGGTGTCGCCACGGATGGATCAGCCGTCCTGTGGGTTTCTTCGAGCAGCGGCAAGCAGTTCGCAAAGATCACGGCAATCACGGGGTCGTCTGGCAACTGGACGGTCACGGTCTCGGACGCCTACGCTAACACTGAGAGCGGACGGAACTGGGCCATAGGCGGGACCAGAGCCACTCTTAGCGGAAGCACTCAGCTAGGTACTGACTGCCGTTCCGGTTGGACCATCGACCTTCAGAGCGACGACACCTTCACGGCGAACTTCAACCTGAAGCCGAATGCCGTGGCTGATCAGTGGACCGTCCTGAAGAGCAGCAACTCCACGCGACCCACGATCAGCACCTCCACCAACAGCATCTATGGTCTGGACATCCAGGGTGCGAATCAGCTAGTAATCCAGCACATCCACTTCAAGTCCACGGCCGGCACTCCTGGGAACGGAATCTCTCCAGCCGGAGCCTCGGCCGCCTCCATGGTGGTTGTCGCGGACTGCGTGATAGAGGGCTTCTCCTCCGGAACCCAAGACCACGACAACGGCGGTAACGTCGATGTTACCGCAATGATCATAACCGGTTGCGAGATAAAGAGTTGTGGGACCGGGATAAGCAACTGGGCTGGCTGCCAGGTTGCGCATTGCTACGTCCATAGCTGCACCTCTGCCGGAATGACTGTCCAGGCCACCCGGCAGCGATCCGATAGCATTTCGCATTGCGTATTCGACTCGAACACCAAGTACGGCGTTGACTTCCAGACCGCCAGCAACATCGGGGTCCTGGTCACTAACTGCGTGTTCTCCAACACGACCGTCTCTGCGACGATCGGGGTCGGACTCCATATCCTGGCGACCGGCGGCGCCATGTCGATGACGGTTAGAGATTCGATCTTCTACGGAAACGCAACCTACGGAATCTCCAGCGACCAGACCAACGTAGACGCAGTCTACATCACCAACTGTGCTTTCGGAAGCAACAGCACGGCCAATGTCCTGACCCCTTTTACGACTGGCGTCAGCCCCGTCACTCTCACGGCCAACCCCTTTGTTTCGAGTTCCGACTTTGGCCTGAACAGCACAGCCGGCGGCGGTGCGGCCTGCAAGGGAGCGGCATCCACGATCCCAAGCGCGACGGCAAACGCAGCAGGAGACATCGGTGCCGTCCCGTCAGGCGGTGGAGCTGGCGCCGCTGTCGTCTATGTCGTCTATCCCCAGATCAACCAGTACATCATCAACCAACCTGAGTACGACTAATGGCTCGCACATACACGGTGAACACGGGTTCCGTTGCCGTCTCCGCCGCACAGGATCTTCTTCAGATCAAAGGCGCAACCGGCAAGATGCTTCGCGTTATGGAGCTTTGGGTCAGCTCTCCTGACACCACGCTCGACACCAGCCAGATGCTCCACATTGCGGTCAAGTACCTGCCGGCGACCGTCACCGACGGAAGTGGCGGGTCAACCGCAACCCCGCAGCCAACAGATCCCGGCGACGCGGCGGCCAGCTTCACTTGCAAGACGAACAACACGACCGCTGCAACCACGGGCGGAACCGCCTCGACTCTGTATGACGAGGGGACCCACATCTATGCCGGGTTCAACAGGCGACCCGGTAAGCCGATCTGCGTAATCGGCCCGAGTGAGTCTCTCGTGCTTCACCTGACCAGCGTGGTCAGCGGCACGGTTAACTTGTGCTCCGGCGCAGAGGTTGAGGAAATTGGCGGCTAATGCCAACCAGGATCTTCCGCTCAGATCCGAGAAGACCATTACCAGATTCGCCGGGGACCAAGGCCAAGTGGTTGTCGGCGCTGCTGGCTAACTTAAAGTCCGCCACCAGCACAATAACCTTCACGGTCACGACCAGCGCAACGAAGCTGGCCCCCGTCAGCACGTCAGGCCAGATCACTCTGACGGCAACGGCCGCGAAGACAGCGGCTCATGTGTCCAGCGCAACCAGCACCGTAACCTTCACGGCCAAGCCGCAGGGTTATGGTAAGGCGCACGACACGTTCACTCTCTCGTCGTCGGCCGGCAAGTTCAACTTCGCCGCCCTGTCGGCCCACGACACATTCAGCCTGCACGCCAAGGCCACGAACTACGGCCGGTTCGTGGACACCATCACTCTCACCACCAAGGCCACCAAGCACATCGGTTGGCCCGTGGCGGCCGTCGGCGCCATAACCCTCTCGGCAAAAGCCAAGGGATATGGCATCGCCAAGAACACGATCACGTTCACCGGGACGGCCGTTGCTCACGACCAGTGGGTGGTTGCAGCTACCAGCACGATCACCCTCACCGCCGCGGCCTCCAACCATGCGGCGAGAGCAGAACGAACCCTAGACGCCTTCACGCTCACCGACAGCGCGTCGTTCAAGACCGCATGGCCCAAGGCCGCGACCGACACCATTACGCTGCATGCGACGGCGTCCCAAAACGTCAAGTGGCCCGTCGCGTCTACCGGTGCCATCACCCTCTCAGCCACCGCTTCTCAGGTCTTCACCAGGCCCGCTGCCACCACTGGTGCCATAACCTTCACGGGGACCGCCACCTCCACGGGCAAGTGGGCGAAGTCCACTGTCGACACGATCAACTTCGCGAGCCGGCAGCTCCTCTCGCCCAAGGTCAACCGTTCCGACACGATCACGTTTACCGGGGTAGCGTCAAGCTCCCACTTCTCGGCGGCCGGCGCCAGTGACACCGTTACGCTGTTTGCTCGGGCGACCCAGCATGGCGTTCGGGTCATTGCCACCGACCTATTCACGCTCACGGACCCCATCGGAACCAATGCGGTCCGCAGGAACTTCCTGCCGCAGCCGGTCACCGACACGATCACCTTCCACGCCACGGCGGTATCCGACCACACGGTCTTCCCAGTCAAGGTCGATCCGCCTGACGTCATCCTGTTCACCGAGTTCGCTGACGAGAACGTCCTCACGCCGCAGGAAGCCCGGCAGGGAATTCTGTTCTTCGACTTCTCCGCCGGCATTCTCACCAAGCTGAATGCCTCGTCCTCTTCGGGGATTTTGTTCAGCGATAAAGCGGTCCTGTCGAACGTTCTCTTTGTCAGCCAGAAGTCTGCCGCCGACACGATCATCCTCTCGGCCCTGGCGGACGAAACCCAGAAGTCCCCAAGCACCGCCCGCGATAGCATTCTGTTCATAGGTGCAGCAAGGGAACACACAGGGTATCCGGCTGCTCGGTCTGACACGATCACCTTCTCCTCGGTAGCCGACTCCAACGACTTCTCTTCCGCCCTGGCCTCCGACCGGTTCACGTTCTCCGACGCGGCTACCCACGCGGTTCTGCCCCTCGGTTCGCACGACACGATCTTCTTCAGCGACCGGTCCTCCGCTTCTGACCGACTCCCGTCAGGCATCACCTTGCCGACCGGAGACATCAACAGCGGACTTCAGCACGTCCTGTTCGCGCCTGTGTCTCTGGCTCCTCTCACTTACGCCGAGAGCCCGGACGGTGTCTTGTACATGGCCAACGGGATGGACCCCGTAATTGGGTGGGACGGCGTTGCCGATCAGGCGTGGGCGGCCGGCGTCGTTCCACCCAACACCATCGTGTTCGTCGATCCTGGCGACCCCGGCGGCCTTCTGACGGGCATCCGGTACGCCTTCGTCCGTTTCGTGGACGTCCGTGGCAATCTCAGCAATCTGAGCCCGATCTCCGATCCGGTCAATCTCGGGACCGACGGAATCATCAACGGGGTCACATACGACACGAACGGCGTGGTGACGGTCCTGTCCTACGCCCATGGCTTAACGACCGGCGCCACGGTGGTCATCCAGGACGTGACCGGCCTCCCGATCGTAAACGGCACCTTCACGATCGTCGTGGTCGACGCGAACTCCTTCACCCTGAACGCCCTGGTGATCACCTCTGGAACGTACCAGAGCGGCGGCACCTGGACGCACGGATCGAAGTTCATCCAGTACAGCAACGTCCAGGTTCCCACGGACCCCAAGATCGTCCGACGCCAGATCCTCCGGAACCTGGAAGGAACAGCAAAGGTCTTCTATGTTGACGTGGATACCAGCGATCTTACCAGCACTAGCTTCCAATCAGCCCTCACCGACGAGCAGCTCGCGACCAAGACAGCCGTCCCACTCCAGTTCGAGGACAAGGAGCCAGCCAGCCAACGATATTACCCGCCGCCAAGCCACAAGAAAGCCATCGCAGCCTATGCCGGAAGGCTATGGCTCACGGCGGACATGATCTACTCTCAAGGGAATGTGCAGGTTGCCTTTGGAAATCAAGTGGTTGTGGGAATCGGGACGGCCTGGACCGCGAGTATGGCTGGCAGACTCCTTTACGTGGGAGGCGCCAGTCAGTACCAGATCATCCTCTCCGTCAATGTCGCAACCCAGATGCTCATACTTCAGGCGCCATACCAAGGTCCCTCAAACCCGATGGCGTTCTACTCGATCCGGCCGGCGCCGATCGAGCGCAGGCTTGTCTACTACTCAGAGCCGAACGCTCCCGAGGCTTGGCCTCCATGGAACGCGTTTGCTATCCCTGAATCCTCAGATGAAATCGTAGGCTTATTCATACAGCGATCGTTCCTGTATGTCCTTAAAGAGCGTCACATCTACAAGTTCGCTTACCGAGAGGACCCGGGGGTCGATGGATTCGTGTTTCCGGTTGCTAGTCGTGGTTGCGTTAGCGACCGTTGCTACGCCTACGTGGAGGGACGCCACATCCTACTGGACGAGATGGGGATCTACGCGTTCGACGGCGATGCAATCGATCCCGTATCCGCCCCTGTACAGGTGCTCTTCAAGTCGGATGACTCTTCACCCTACCGGGTGGACTGGACCACGGACCGCACGCTGTGGTCATGCACCCACGATCCAAACCGGACAACCGTTCGATGGATTCTGGACCTTGTTGGCAAGGCGCCGTTATCCCATGCGGTTTGCTGGGACTACCGATCGAACCAGTGGTGGCTGGAGCAGTACGCTGAGCCCATATCCAGCTCGTGCTCCGGCGTGGTGGACGGGTTCCAGCAATCCCTGGTGGGGATCACAGCCCGCCGGGTGTTTGCCCTGGGGCAGGGCTCGACGGACGTGGTGCCGGAACTGAGCTCGGGGACCCTCAGAGGATCGGTGTCGGCAGCCGACCCGGTCACCATCACCGACCCATTGGCGAGGTTCGCCTCCAACCTGGCTGGCGTGCCCGTATCTATCGTCAGCGGCACCGGCGCCGGCCAGCAAGCCATCATCAGCAGCAACACGTCGGACGTCCTGACTCTCGTCCATCCCTGGGATGTGGTGCCCGACACGACCAGCGTCTACCAGATCGGCGGCGTCAACTGGACCTGGAAGTCGGGATGGCGCCGCATCGTGGACGACGAATCCGACAACCCTCGGGATCTGGAGTGGGTGTTCCAGCCAACCCTTTCCGAATCGACCTTCAGCGCGAACGTCTTCTACGACCACAATGTCAACCCCGAATCTTGGGCTTCGTACTTCGACGACGATGGGGTTGCTGTCGCCGCCGGCCAACCTTCCCTCGTGGTGGACGTCTCTTCGCCGCGAGGGTACGCCATCCAGAGGATGTCTGGCCACCGCGATCCCTATGGGTACGGCCACCGATACCTTGCGACTCAGCTCAATGGCGTTCAGGGAGCTGAACCTCACCGTCTCTACCAACTCGTACTAAACGGAGTCGAATGATGTCTCTTGACTGGACGATCAACAGTTGCGACCTGTTCTTTCCGACGTCGAGCCCGCCTTGCGTCGGCGCCACTTTCGGCCTCGTGTTCGATTCTGATGCGACTTGCACGCCAACCACGAGGCTGGCGAACCCGATGTACCTTTACGCCTCGGTGGATCAGTATGCATTGAACTGCACCAGGGTCAACAACGGCTACGCCACGACCCCGTGCTCTCTGGTGCCCGGAAGCGACACGGTACATTGCGGGGGGACCGACGATATCAACATCTGCCTGACGCCGACGCCTCCGATCTGGGGTTACAGCACAGGGAACTACCGGCTGAGGGTCTGGTTCTACGAGGACCAGGGAACTGGAACCTGCAACGTCTTGAACAAGCTGTTCACCTATTACCTGAGCTACGGGGCCGGTGGATGGTCGAAGCTCAGCAGCAATCCTTGTCCGGGACTCTAACCATGACGATGGTAATCGAGATCGCGACCATCTCCTTTGTTGCCGGGTTCATCGTGTACCTGGTTTACCGGGACATCAGGAACAGCCTTCCGTGAGCGAAGAGGGTGGCGAGAGAGACGTATGGCAAAGACGCAACGCCTTGCGGCTCCTCCGCGAGGACTGGCGTTCGCCCCGCGCTCTCGCCCAGGAGATGTACAGCATCCTGTCGGATCAGCCCTCGGAAGGCACGGCCGTCTCCGAGCCGGAAGTGCAGGCTCGCCGCCCCGAGCCGGTAGAGCCTGTGGTCAACCGGCCGGCGGCGGCAGAGTCGGGCTCCGTCCAGATCGAGCAGCTAAGAACTCGCAACATCCAGCGGATCAGCAATGCGTTCCAAACGAACTTCACCTTCCCAGAGGCTCCGGCTCAGGCAACGGCTAGAGTTATCCGCCCAGAGGCTACTCAGCAGCCTCCCACGGCGGCGGAGCAGGTCATTCAGCAGGTTGCTCAGCGTAGGCCAGTCATCCAGCAATTAGCTCAATCCGCCCTGCCGAAGCCTGAAGAGCCATCAAAGACGCCCACGCCTTCCGAGGTTCTGGCCATTGCGGGCGGATCGCAGGCCACTCCAGAAGAGGCAGCATCAAAGAGAGAAACCCCATCCAAGTATCCATCCCAGACCACAGGAAAGCCCCTGACTCTGGCCAGCGGCTTCCCGGACTGGGACTACTTCCTTGGCGGCATAGGCGGAGGGGGCGGAACAACCGTCCTCGAAGGCTTGACGATCGGCGCCAGCGCCAGCCCGGTCACGGTCACGACCTACCCCTCTGGCTCCCAGGGGGCACCCGGCGCTCAGCAGATCCTCGTGAACATCCTCGGTATCTTGCCGACCGAGATCGTGCCCGACGGTATCTGGATCAGCGGAATCAATCAGTTCACTGATCCGTCTGGCAACACCTACTACGAGGCGACGCTGCCGCTCTGGGTTGGATAATGATTATCAAGGGGCCTAACCAGGTTGGAGGGCTTCCCAGGTTCTCGGGAACTTCGAGGAAGCTCATGAATCGCAACGTATGGCTCAGTGGCCAGAAGCCGTGCTACTACGCAGGAAACCAGACACCGGACGTGGGGGAGCCAGGTCTCTACCATCCTCCGCCCGACTGGCCCAAAGCCGGCCAGCTCCTCAAGCTGCCGCAGCAGGTATGGCTCTATGCCTGCCACCCGGCCGCCAACCTACTCCTGAGCCGGAATATCGCCCCCATGGCGACGGGTCCAATCCGGGACGGGGACGCCCCGTTCTTCAGCCAGGACCCTCAGATATGGTTCATGAACTACTACGCGGACGGCCGGATCGCCGCCCTGGTCTACGTCCTGGCTTCCACTGACACCAGCGGTCCATACTCCAACGACCTGATCGCGTTCACGAGAGACGCCACGCTCGACCCTGTCGGCGGCACTGGTCCCCATCATGCCTACTGGGGAGTCATAGGCGCCCTGACGAGACAGGCGAACTTCAGCGCGTCGGGGATCATAGACCCCAGCTTTGTCGAGCGGATCAACGATCCGTACCTAGCCGAATACAGCCGGCTGACGGCGATCTACGCACAGGTGAAGTCCACTATCGAGGCCCTCCGCCCCCACCGGACGTACATCAATTACCTCAACCCCTGGGACTACACCCAGAGCTTGACGAACGTTCCCGGTACGTACTTCGGCGCCCCATATAACGTCCGCTTCTCGACTAGCGGCCCCAGACAGTTCTACTTCCTGCCCAATCAGCCGGTCCTCTACTGGCCCATGTTGACCCCGTCCGACACGAATCCCTACCTCGGCACCGACTTCCTCATGATCTATGCCGGAAGCCCGGACACGACGGAGATCCTGATCAACGACGCCGTCGCGCAGGCACAGCAGTTAAACGCGGCCCGTCCCCGGAGTCTGTCAACAGTCGCAGGGGCGGTCTCGAAGTTCCGGCGGTACGGCTATCGGTACTACGGACTCGACGTACCGATGCCGAAGTTCAACAACTGGAGCAACCCCCTCTCTCTTCCTCCTCAGTTCAACATCACGATCCCGTCCGTCGGTCCGTCTCCGGTGTTTCCAACCAAAGCACAGGCGGACGCCGACACCACAGACGCGGCAGAATGCTACTGGTTCCCAACCCAGAACTCAGGCACTGGCTTCTCGGACATGACGGCATCAGCGACGATCATCAACCAATCCATACAGGCTTACGTGGACCAGCTCAATGCCCTCAACCAGAGGGTTCTGACCGTCGGTCCGCTCCAGCTCCAGACCGACGCCAATACCTTGTCGCCTCTGGGGGTGGACGCCCAGTACATGGGCGGCTCCAGTACGATTACCTCCGCCAATGATCTCATCAAGACGATAGCCGCCTTCTATGGCTTCGACCCGTCTACCGGCATCGACCTGTAAATTATACGGAAGGGGGAGTGCACCATGAGTAGTTGCTGCGATGCCTTATCCTCACAAATAGCACTAGCCGAAACCGAAGCGTCCGCGCGCGTAGCCGCCGCGATCTCCAGCGCCACAGTTGCAGCCACCGCCACCACACAGGCGGCCAACATTCAGGCGCAGGCTGATGAACAGGTAGCTACGACTCAGGCTCAGGCCCAGGTCAACATCGCCAAGATCCAGGCGCAGGCTGATACCCAGGTCGCGACGATCGCGATGGACGGCCAGGTCGAAGTGTCCACCCAGAGGACCCAGACCGACCAGGTTATCTCTGGCCAGCAGACCGCCGCGCAGATCCAGATTGCATCGATCCGGTCTGCCACCGATCAGCAAATCGCCACCACGGAATCGGCCTGGCGGCAAGCCGTTGCCAACATCGAGGTTGGCGGCGAGGAGTCGGTTGCGAATATCCGGGCTCAGGCGGACGAGCAGGTTGCGAATACGCAGTCGCAGGCCGACCAAGCGGTAGCCAACACGCAGGCCCAATCCGCCTCGGCCGTGGCGATCATCAGGACTCAGGCCGACGTCCAGATTGCCACAAAGGAGACGAGCTACCAGGTTCCAGTCGCAAACATCCAGGCTGGCGCAGATCAGAACGTTGCCACCACTCAGGCCAACGCCTCGATCTTCGGAAGCACCAATCAATTGACCGGCGTGCAGTACAGCGCAGACCAGCAGCTCGCCGGGGTTGATCACCACGAGAGCGCAGAGACGAACCGGCTCAACATCATGCTGGCCTTCGCTCAGGCCAAGTGGGACCAGGTCTTTCCGTTCATTCAGGAGATCCTTGGAAACCCTAGCCTTGGGCAAGGCACGACAAGCTGGAGCAATCTGCTGTCTGCCCTCGGAGTTGCCCCTTTCGTGACACAAGGTGGGTTCTGGTCTCCGAGCCAGATCCAGACTCAACTCAACGACATCTATGCTCGCTCTTCCTCCAAAACGGCAACCCTGTTTCACGACGCCCAAATCGACCTGGCTGGACGCGGTTTTGCTGGCGCTTCTCCTTTGCTTGACATGCTTAATTTCAGTTACGAAGCCGAAGCCGTAGAGACCAGCACCGAATCGGCCAGAGTCCTGGCTTTGCAGGCAGCACAGCAGAACTCCCAGCTCGTTCTGGACCAGCAGAAGACCAGACAGCAGGTCTATCTCACCAGCGAGCAGGTCTACGCGGAACTCCAGAAGGCAGCCGCCAGCCTGATTACCGGAATCTTTGACGCAACCGCCCGGATCGTAGCAGCAGCGGAGAGTGTATAATGCCGTTCCAGGATAATCCGAACCAGCAGAACTATCAGCAGAACATCGGGGGTGGCGCAGCCGGCTCAGGTTCCCCCAGCCCCACCCCCTGGGAGCACCGCTTTGGCGGGCAGCCCGGCGGCCCCGGCGGCGGCTCAGGCAGCGGTAATGGCGGCCTCGGCGGTGGCGGCATGAGCGCCATCCCGGCCGCAGCGGCGGCCTGGAAACTGCCGGGGTGGATCAAGGGCGGCGCCAAGTGGGCAATGGACAAGATCCCCGCCGGAACCGGCGCCAAGCTGGCCGGATATGCTGGAACCGCAGGGCAATGGGCAAAGACAGGCCTCGGGGCTGTTGGTCGCACCGTGGCCGGTCCAGTAAATCTTGGAGCGGCCGCCCTGAACCTTGGAACCAGCGTCCTTACGCACGGCGCCGACGAGCGAGCAGGGTGGCACGGCGGCTCCAACTACCTTAGCCAAGCTGTCCACGGCATTCCCGCCGTTGGTCCTGCTGCCGGCATGGCATGGGATGCCGTGCCCGGGAACATCATGAGAGGCATGGAGAACGTAGCTGGCGTAGGCGGACAGGTAAAGAGGGGATTCAATACACTAACAGAGCCCGGCATGGGACTGTCAGATGCTCTTCACAGCGCCCTGACCATCCAGACCCAACCGCAGGCTCAGCCTCAATCCGGCGGACAGAGCTGGGTTCCCAACCCGAGCCATCCAGCCGGCGGCCGTTACGAGCCGATAGGCAGCACACCTCACCCCGACGTCGCGCAGTCCACCGGCCAGTCGGTCAGGGGCAGCATGCCCGGACCCGCCCCTGTTCCTCCCCCAAATCCCGGCGGAGTCGTCCCCTTTACCCAGAGCCCCGGCGGCCCTCGGCCCGAGATGGCTCGCGAAGTGGCTGCCTTCCAGCAGGCCAGTCCCAAGAACGGTGACGCAACCTCCGTCCTGAATCCGCAGACCGGTGCAAACACCAACCCTAACCCCGGGTTGGACTCGCACTACCAGAGTATGGAGCAGCAGATATTGGCGCGCCTACAGGCATCGAACCCGGCTGTTGAAAGCACGCCTGGGAGTCAGCTCGGAATAAGGCGGGCTGACCCGGCGTTCGCGAAACTCCACGCCGGAACTCCAGTCGAGGATTTTCTGTACGGCGACCCCAATTACCAACAGCATCTCAAGAGAGCTCTCGGGGACGCATCGGGGATAAAGTATTCCGAACCCGAGATGGAGAGCATGTACGACAAGATCAGGCAGTGGGGTGGCCATCAGCAAGCATTTCGTCAGCTTTCGGCGCCCGCTGCTTCAAACGAATCGCGCACGAATGCTTACCATGCGGCTTCTCAGAGGGAAAATTCGCTTCTGTCGGCTCTTGTGGGCTTGCGTGATGCTCACGCCCACGAGGTGCAGGCCCAGAACACCGGCCACAACCCAATGGCCGGCATGACGCAGGAGCAGAGAGAGCGTTTCGGAGAGGTCCAGACTGGACAGCCTCCAGGCTCCATCACAGCCTTGAGGGCCAATCCCTGGCTGGCACAGTACCCACAGTTCCAGGCATGGCAGGGAAGGCCAGACCGTAGCGTTGACGAGATCCGCCAGATAGTCGAAGGGATTTATGGCCGGGTTCCCGAGGATCAACTCAGGGATTACGTCAGGTCCCGGCTTCTCGAAATGCCCCCGGGCGCGGTGAACAGCAGCGCCAATCCCGGATGGTTCGGATGGGGTTCCGAGGGCGCCAACACCAACAGACGATTCATTAACTGGGCCGATCCCGGCCACAACTTCGGAGGCTGATCCGTGGAAGTGAACATCAAGGAAAGCAAAGAGAAGAAGCCTGGCGCCAAGAAGAAGGCTCCGGGTCACGGCCAGGACCCCGGTGGTGCGGGCGGCAACCCCAAGGGCGGCGAGGGCCACCCGAACGCACAGGGTCCGATGCAGCACTTGGGAGGCGCGCCTCCACATCCTGCCGACCAGGGCCACAAGCCCGGCCAAGGAATCCCCAATCAGTCGGCCATGCACAACGGGATGGGGGACTTCTCCCACATGGGACCTCCTCCGATGGCCCCCCAGATGATGCAGCCGCTTCCTCCGCCCGAGGCCCCGATCGGTCCTGGCGGCCTTCCGATCGGCGGCAACCTGCCGAGTTCCGACCCCATGATGGACCCCTCAATGAGCGGTTCGTCGCTGTTCCGGCGCCTCAACATGCAGTTAGACCCGTATTCCTCGCCGGTCACCGGCCATGGAATGCTGGGTCAAGCCGGCGGAATGCCGGGCATGCCAGGGATGCCGGCTCAGACGGGCATGCCGGGTCCTGGTGAAGAGGGCGCAGAGCTGATGCAGCTCCTAGCCCTGCTGGGGATCGGCCAGTCCGCAATGGCCATGAACTCCCCCGGCATGAACATGAACCATCTGAATCCCAGTGGCGTGTTCAACGAGCCGACGCATCCCGGAGAGACCAGGGGCTTGAACAACTTTAACGTCATCCAGTAAGTGCAAGCATCCACTTTGCGCGTGAGACCTCGATTTGAGGTTTCAGCGATTTCAGGAGGGGATCGCCGTGGGATTGGGCGCCGCGCTCGAATATATCGGCGGTTCCCTGGACAAGCCGGGCCGCGCAGTCAGGGGGTTCCTTGGCGGCAAACCTCAGGAACTCCTGGCTGCTGTCCCGTTCTCGGACACACTCGGCTTGACCAACCCCAGCGACCGCGTCTCCGGTCGTGACCTGACGAACAAGTGGGGCCTGACCAGTCCAAGCGACAGGAGCTGGAACTCCTCGATCGCCGGGTTCGGCGCCGACATCGCAACCGACCCACTGAACCTGATCCCTGGCCACGCTCTGTATAAGGCTGGCAAATCAGCATGGGGACTCGGCAAGTTTAATAAGGCTCAGCAAGCAGCCACCCACACAGACGAGCTTTATAGGGCGCTTGTGCCTTCTCTGAGCAGAGGGCCGTCGTCCCCGTCGCTCAGGACGGACTACCTCGACGCGCTACGCGACCCCAGCACCCAGCTTGGAAGACTGAAGACCCTAGCCGACTCGGCTGGCGTCAAGGTGTTCCCAAGGGCAGGCATCGATCCTGCCGGCGACCGCAACCTGATGAAACACCTGAACAGGACGTGGCCGGGTGTCGGTGATTCCGAACTCTACCCAAAGAGCCTGACAGGCAAGGACATCCTCTCCAGCGACGAGGCTTTTCTTCAAGCTGCAAGGATCAACAACAACGCCGCCAGAGCCAAAGCTCATTACGACTCGAACACACAGTGGATATATCCTCAGACTGTTGACGTCCGCGATTGGTGGTTCAATCCAGGCAAACCGGAAACATGGAAGATGTCTAGCGATTGGCTAGACGCGGAGCAAGCAGCGGCGGTAGCAAAACACAATAGATCGATTGGCTACAACCCGTTCGACTACGGAGACAGGACGGCAGTCCACGAGATCGGCCACGCCCTGCATCACAAGAGATATGCCGACCAGGGCTATGGACCTGATCAATGGTTTAACATGCACGAAGATAATCCGGATTGGCTAAGGGCCTGGAGAGGAGAGATGGTCCCGAGCCAGGAGCCAGGAAGGCGGGTCTGGCAGCCGGGGATCGGCCCAAACGGCGGTCTGGCGTCCCAGGAAATATCCGAGCGTGCAGGAGCGGACCCTCACGAGTTCGTGGCTGAATCCTTCGCCAAGATGCACGGGGATCTAGCCAGCGGATTACAGGTCAGCCCTGAAGCCACAATGCCCAAGAGGCTATGGCAGGCATACAACGACGTCTACCAAGGCCCTCCACTTCACAAGGGTCTCCTCGAAACTCTCCGTCGTCTCCAGGGTGGCAAGACCGCATCACTGAGAACTGATTACCTGGAGAGCCTTGGCAACCCCTCGACCCCGCTTGGCAGGCTTCAAGAGCTTGCCAAATCGACCAGCCGGGGCATTTCTGTGTTTCCTTATCGCTCCGGCTTCACCCGTTCATCCGTTCGTCCGCCTTACGACCTTCGGAGAGTTCTCAAGAGCGACAAAGCGTTTGAAGAAAGCATGAGGCAGGAATTCGGGGTCAGGCACCCAGGCGCCTATGCGCTGTACGACGCAGACATCAAGCAAATCGCGCCGAACTTTCATGACCCGTACGCCGTGAACCTGTGGATGAAGCCAGAATTGATGGCCGAAGAAATGAAAAGAATGGGGCCTGGCAGAGGATCGTGGTTATCCACCTCTGACCCCAATCACCTTGCTGTTCACGAGATTGGTCACGGATTGCACCATAAAGTCCTTGATGATATGGGTATCTCGTTGCCCGGCAATAGATGGGCTTACGGCAAGATCGGACGAGAGCTTGGTGTTGATAGCAAGGGTTATTATAAGGCCGATCCCAGGTTGGTTGGACCAATGACTTACAAAGTCTCTGGCTACGCAGCCGATCATCCTTGGGAGTTTGTTCCTGAAGCTTACGCCAAGATGATTCATGACATGGCCCGGGGGGCTACTCGCGATTTTAGCGAGTCTCTTTCTCCGGAACTGAACGACATCTATCGATCGCTCGGAGGTCCAAACCCCGAACAGAGCGGAGGTCTAATCGACACCCTCCGTCGTCTCCAGGGCGGCAAGACGTCTTCGCTCAGGACGGACTATTTTGACGCGCTCAATAACCCCAAATCGGTCTTGGCGAACGCCAAGAGAATGGCTGATACTGCTGGCGTCCATTGGTTCCCTTACTCGGGCGAGCATGGCGGCGGCATGATTCCCAAGAGTTTGAGCGACCAGGGCTTTAATGACCTTCTTCAGATGCCGCCCAAGTGGCATGCGGCATACTACCCAGAGTATCGATCGATACTCCCTAATGCCTACAATCAACCAGAACGATGGTTTTCCAACTACTCGACCAATCCCCTTTACCACGGCGGCGGCTCCCTGCATCCCCTCGCTGACTCCCAGACTCCCATTCACGAGATCGGCCACGCTCTGCATCACCTCAGCGCCGGCAATCAGTTCCCAGAGCCCAGCCTTCTCGACCGACTTGGATTTCCCGAAGAAGATCGAGCCGGCTTGACCTCGGGCTTTGGTCACTGGTGGGCCAAGGATCTCGGGATAGGCAACGAGATCGACAGAACCATCAGGGGCTACGCGAGCACGAACCCTCACGAATTCGTCGCCGACTCTTACTCCAAGATGGCCATGGATCTGGCCACAAGGAAAGCGGCTGCCCAGTCCGAAGCCCTATCTCCTGAGCTGAACTACTTCTACAACAGGTTGCTGGGTCCGAGGGTCACGCCCGAGGTGGTGAATGAAATCAGAAGGCAAACAGGTCTTGGCGCGCCTACTGCTATGGAAAGGTATCGCGATACTCTCAGAAACCCAGAGGCTTGGGCTCCGCATTTCGAGGCGGAGTTTCCCACCGCCTCCCCAAAGACATATTTCCCGGCTCCGCAGGGCGGCTTCCTCGGATCAAAGGGAGAGCCTTATGATTGGGGGAAAGCCGCAGAAGACCTCAATTCGGGAGACTGGCACAACTGGCTGAATGATATTGCCGACGAAGACCTGAAGACGGCTTCCCTCGGACCAGGATCCGCCGCTTCTACCCGGCAAGTCCCATCGACCGGCGCCGTCCCCGGCGGTCCTGGTCTATCGACAAACCTCCGTCCCTTGAGGGATCTGATCCCGGTTGCCAAGGAAGGTCACGGCGGCCTTCCGACGCGCGTTGTTGGCGGCCACTACGGACAGGACCGACCGGGCGCCATGTCTAATCTGCTCGGCATGGACCCCCTGAACATGGGTGCCTCGAAGCCACCATGGAGCGAGTTCGCTGGAGCTGGGACGGCAGCCGTAAGAGATCCTGGAGCGGCGAGAGAAGAGATCCTTCACTCCATGATCAGCAGAGCTGCCCACGAGAACGACCTCAGCAGCCTTCCGATGCTTGGCAAGCCGGCAGCCAGGCTGTACCAGTCGGCGTTACAGAACGACTCCCGGTCTCAATACGGTCTCGCCATGGTCCTCGATGAGCTGGCCGCCAAGACCATGTCCGGACGTGGCGCAGCACAGAAGCTCGGCAACGCCGCGAACTTCCTGCTGAATCCATCCCAGCACGTAGCGTACCACGGCCAGTTCGCCCCGTTCGGCGCCCTCCCGAACGTGGCCTACCATGGAGTGCCGGTCGCAGCATACGGGCTGCTTCCGGGCCTTGCAGCTTCGTACCGATTGGGACAACAACAATGACGCAGTACGTTCTGCCTCTCGTTGCGATCCTGGTCTACTACGTCTCGGCCTACCGCCTCCTTCATGGTTGGCTCTGGCGAAACCACCATCTTCAGAGGATCTCGTGAAAGTCGAAAACGAACAGACCAAGTTCGAGAGCGGCGCCGTCCGGTCCAGTTGCGCGGCGAACTTCCGCTACGACCTCATCAGCCCCATCGGTCTTGAGGCTGTTGCGGCCGCCTGCAGGGAGGGTGCCGAGAAGTACGGAGACTGCAACTGGGAGAAGGGCATGCCGATCAGCGACCTTCTCAACCACGCCGTCCGCCACATCTACATGTACCTCGCCGGTTACCGCGAAGAGGACCACCTCGGGCATGCAGCATGGGGCCTCATGGCTGCCATACACAGCTCGGTCATGTGGCCCGAACTCAACCGCGACTTCTTCGCCCGTCCTGGCTGTGTCAAAAACCACGTCGAACTCGTTCCAACGCCGGCCAGCTCCTCGGAGTTCGAGTGTCCCTACGAATGCGACAACCCAACCTTCTGTCCCGACCTGGATCTTTGCGTTCTGGACACTCTCCACGAGGCAATGGACAGGTGGGCCGTCGAGAACTGCGACCTCCTCGGCGACCTGGAGGTAGCCTTGAGTATCGAGGTGGATGATCTGGACCGGGCTCTCTATGTCAAGCTGATCGACTCGACGGCGAAGTACATGGGCAAAAGCGCCAGCTATAAAGCTTTGCCAGCCGAGGTCAAGATGCACGTCGGTTCTGACACCGTCGATGAGCTGGCCGATTACATCGGCACAACCCTGATCACCGACCTCCAGGCTTGCATCCGCTTCGAGGGCATTTGTGCCCACCGGCAAACCCTGGATTTCCCGAGAGTCTAAGCCATGCCTCCCGGCCTCGATTTGGACTTTGGCATCGGAAACTTCTCGCCGTCCCTCGGCATGCCCCAGAGGCAGTACGGATACAACCTGCCGCAGGAGCCCGGCGAGAGGGAGTCCTTTGGCCAGGGCTTGATCGAGCGCAGCAAGGGGGCTCTCGGCTCCATCCTGCATGCCCTGGACTGGCCAGGATCCAAGGTCAGGGGCATACTCGGCGGCAAGCCAGGAGAGTCCCTGACCGGTCGTCAGCTATTGAATCAATACGGAGTCACCAACCCTGGCGACAGGGGGTGGGGCTCCTGGGGCGCCGGCCTCGCGGCCGACATCGCTACCGACCCGCTCATGTACGCCACCTTCGGCGCCAAGCACGCTCTTACCGGTGGAGGTAGAGCGCTCGAAAAGCTCGGCACGTTCCGAGGGTGGAACCGCAAAGCCATGCTGGAGGGTTTTCATGGTGTTGAGTCTGATCTGTCTGCTACTCGTAGCCCTGAGTACATTCGCCATCTCCGCGATGCTGGCCAACGCATTGCAACCCCCGGACAGGAGGCTGCCTACCAGGCTGCTACTGGGAAGGCTCTTCGTCCAAACACTCCGATGTCTGGCCTGGCCCGCTTCTCTGTACCTTTCCAGCCTGAGCTTGGCTTTACGGTTGGTTCCGGAAGACTTGCTCGTAGAATTGCAGGAGGACTCGACCGGGCGGGAGATTTCCTCAGCGTTGGGAATCCCGTATCACGAATGCTCGGAGCCGGTTTCGATTGGCGAAGACGATCTGCGGTAGACGAGATCAGCCAGAGGGCCGCGATGGCGACGACTCCTTACCGCAAGGCACAGGAGTCGGTCGCTCGCACCAGCGAGTACCGAACCCTCGATCCGATCAACAAACTCCTTCAGAAGTACCCCAAGAACGAGCACAACATTCAGCGTGCGGTCCAGATCAACGTCGAGAACACCTCGCCTCTTGCCCTCCTGTCCAGAGCCAAGAACCCGGCACAGAGGCGAGGGCTTGAGCGCCTCCTCAAGGAAACCCAACCCATAGGAGAAGAGATCCGGCTGAAGGAATCCGAGCAGCTAGCCGAGGCTCACGCCAAGGGGTTGAATCTCCAGAACTCGAACGATCCGTACGCTGAGTACGGGCCTCGGCAATCGACCGAGGCTTTGCTTGCAGCCAGAGAAGGAAGGGGCGGTCTTCAGCTACAAGAGAGGGGAGTTCTCTTCCCGGGAGGTTCCGGTGCGAACATGCATCGCAAGGACCCCTTGCGTGGTATACCAGGTGGCACAGACCGGATCAACGATTGGGTCAACAGGTTCGCAGGAGACAAACGAACCAGGAACGCCGTATTCTCTGATATGCTCGATGATTATATGCATATGCGCGGCGGTTCTGTTCCGACTTCTGATGAGACTCTGGCCCTCTTCAACAAGTCCGGAGAAGTGGAAACATTCCTTAAGGGACTTGCACCGAAGACCTACCTCGGTAAGATCAAGCAGCATCCATACTTCTCTCTGGATACTGCGGCGAATGTGCGGCGATCCGGAGAGCAGCATGCCCGAACCACATCATCCGCCGAGTCGCTATACAAGGGGATCGGATGGGCAGGACGAAAGGTAACGCCGGCAGAGCTGGCTTCCGGCGAATTCACTGACATCAACTCGGCGCTCAAGCAGCTCGGTCTCAGGACCTACAAGACCGGCGACCCCAAGGCGTTCTGGAAGGGCGCCCGCGTCGAAGCCTACCGAGCCCTGGCTCCCAAGGGGGCCGGCGAGGTAGAGCCCCTCATGTCCAGGTACAGCAAGAGGCTCAAAGCTAGCGTCCCTTCCAAGGCTCTTGAGAAGGAGCTGTCCACGGCATGGGGAATCCCGACGAAGGAACTGGGCAACCTCAAGAAGAGGTACGCCAACTGGATCTTGCCAGAGGAGGGGATCAAGCCAGTCCGGATATGGGACTCGCTGACGAACAGCTTCAAGGCCCTGTCGTACCCGATCTGGCTAGCTTCACACGTCCGAAACGCAACGACGGCGGCGTACCACAATCTGCTTACTGGCGTAAAAGGAAAGGACTATGCCAAGCAGTTCAACCTGATGCGTGGAAACTTGCCCGAGTCTGTAGCCGCCGGCATCCGAGAAGGCCAGTATGGGCACGGGCGAATATTCGAGGAAGGGGGGCCGCACTTGGAGTTGGCGGGAAGTTCTTTGCCCCACCCCGTACCCTCGGGTCGCTCGTGGACGAAATATACCCCGGGGACGAACCGCTACGGGCCTGGTCAGAGTGGGCCGACTGGGAGCTTTCTGGGAGACGTGGGCCATCTCCTCTGGAATGAAGGAGCACTCCAATTCGGGAAGGACGTGAAGAAATTCGCGGGCGACGTGGGGTCGGAGGTCAAGAAGCAGGGACTCGGCGGGTTCATCAAGAACCTCCCGAGTACCATGGAGAACTGGAAGGGGGCACCGAACCCGTTCGGGATCAGAGGCGTGGGAGGTCGTCAGCAAGACGTCTTCGGTCCAGTCAAAGTGGGGAGACAGATCAGCACGAACCTTGAGAACTTCTTCCGAGGCGCGCAGTTCGAGGGTCTCAAGCGGCAGGGCTACTCCTCCGAGATGGCAGTCGAGGTGTTGCGGAAACGCCACTTTGACTACGGGGACCTCGCCCGGTTCGAGAAGAACGTGGCTCGCCGCGCCGTTCCCTTCTACACCTTCGCCCGGAAGAACCTACCATTACAATTAGAGACGCTCGCGACGCAGCCGGGCGCCTTCAGTGCCCCGTTCAAGCCGGCAATGGTTGACAGGGACAAGCAGGAATACATTCCCGAGTATCTGGACCAGGGCTTCGTGATGCCGCTCGGTCCAGAGCAGGATGGATCGAGGCGATTCCTTTCGAGTCTTGGGCTTCCTCAGGAGGAAGCCTTCAGGGAGTTCAGCACTTGGAACGGACGACCGGACATCGGCAGCAGCCTGATGCACATGGCGGGCAACCTCAACCCGATCATCAAGGGACCACTGGAGCAGCTCGCCGACAGGCAGTTCTTCAGCGGCCGGCGGCTGTCAGACTTGAGACCTACTGCTACTGGAAAGGGGATTGCCTCCCTGTTCTCCGACGAATACTCTCAGCCCGTGAGCCAGTTTATCAGCAACACTCCGTTGACACGCTTTGCGACGTCATTGGACAAGCTTTTAGATACGCAAGGGCTGAACGCGAATGGAAGGAAGCCTGGTTGGGCAACAGGGATCAACCTCGCGACGGGTGCCCGTATTACTGACGTGGACCTGGAGAAGCAGCGATACTTCGAGCAGCGCGACGCCGTGAGGCGGCTCATGGATTCGATGCCACACCTCAGTAAGTACACGGAGTATTACCCGAGGCCCGAACAGAAGGCACAGCTCACGCCAGAGGAGATAGACGCACTCCAGATGTCGAAGTACCTGAGAGACCGAGCCACGAAGTACATGGAGCGCAGGAGAATGCAGCAGGGGGTTCTGCCATGACACTGAACCAGCTCGCCGTTCTCTGCAAGAACTGGCAGTCCGTCCTCCGTCTCAAGGACTGGGACATCAAGGTTGGCTTCTCGACCAGGAACGAAATGGTGGAGGGCGCCCGCGGGCTTTGCATCCCCGAGATCGAGACCAAGACAGCCATCATCAGGGTGCTCGAAGAGAAGTGCTACGATGATGGACCGTGGCCCTACGACGCAGAGGAGACGCTCATTCATGAGCTTCTTCACCTTCACTTCCTCCCGATGAAGATCCAGCCTGACACCGCAGAGAACACTGCCCAGGAGCAGGCAATCAATCTGATCTCGGCCGCCCTCGTCGAACTCAAGAAGGTGGCCAAGAGAAAGGGCTGACGCGAAGTGATCATCACGAACCACGTCGAGCGTGCCGAGCTAGGTCAGCCCTTCTTCAGATTCCTGATGTCTGACCTTCACCTCGGCAGCGTGAATGCTGACCACAACCTGATCACCAGAGACCTGAGGAGGGCCAAAGATGTTGGAGCCCGAGTCCTCATCAACGGGGACATCTTCGACTGCATCGGAGCCAAGGACAAGAGATACGATCTCTCTGTCCTACATCCGGAGGTGGCAAGACGAAAGGACCTCACTTCAGCAATCGTCGATGTCGCGTTCGACCTACTCCTGCCCTTCGCAGAAATCATCGATGTTGTGGGGATAGGCAACCACGAGGAGACCTGGATTGCTTACTGTAACACTGACCCAGTCGCCCGGCTCATCGAACGTCTTAATGCGAGTGCAGCAACATCGATTCGGCATGGTAGTTCCTGGGGCTACATACGAACACGTTTTCTCGTTGGCGGGCACCGCAGACGTCCCTCTCACAGACTTCTTTACCTTCACGGAACGGGAGGCGATAGCCCCGTTACCAAAGGCACAATCGATTTCGCACGCAAGGGACGTAACTGGCGTTACGACTGCCTGACGTTCGGCCACAAGCACAACTACGTGTGTTCGGCCGATCAGATCGGCGACGTATCCGATGCTGGCCGGTACAGGGAGCGGCGCCAGCTCAACATCCAGACGGGCTCGTACTACCGGAACTACCGGCAGCTCGGGCAGAAGGATGTCCTAGACTACTCATACGCAGCCCGCTCGGCCCACCCTCCCAAGCCGTTGGGCGGCGTCTTCCTGATCCTGAAACCGATCGAAGGCGAGGACGGCCTGGAGATCGAGCAGGACTTCGCGAGCAACATCGTTCACCCATGGAAACCCAAGGCCAAGCGAGGCAATGAACAAAAAGCGAAACAGCAAGATCAGGACGTACACGGGTCTGATGTTTGACCCTCTGAACCCTGATCCAGACCTGATCAACATCGAGGACATCGCCCATGCTCTGTCAATGCAATGCCGGTTTTCGGGGCATACGACTTTTCATTACAGTGTGGGCAGTCACAGTCTTGTTGTGTGCCGCCTGTGTCCGGCTGAACATCAACTCTGGGGACTGCTGCACGACGCAAGCGAAGCCTACCTCGTCGACCTGCCAAGCCCCGTCAAGAAGTGCTCCGAGTTCAAGGTGTTCCGGCGGTACGAACAACGCCTGCACGAAGCAATCCATTACAGGTTCAAGGTGCAGAGCCAGATCGACGAGCCGGCCGTCAAGCACGCAGACGCGGTAGCTCTGGCCGCCGAGAAGCGTCAGACAATGGGGCTAACCTCGTCGCTGGAAGGCTTGGACTGGCGCGAGGTAGAGGCTGCCGAGAGCCTCATTCACATGAATCCGACCTGGTACGTCGAGCGCGCGTTTCTGGAGATGTTCCGCAGGCTGAGCGCAAAAAATGAGGCCCAACCTTGACAGAGCTGATGACATGGGTGGTCATCATCCTGCTGGTTGGGCCTCTATTGGGCTTCGCTATTTTCGCTGCGCTCCTGAGCCTGGTATTCTATCTCCAGGCTAGATCACGCCGGCCTTGAGTTCGTCCAGGCGTCTCGCAAGCCGATCCTCGACGGACTCCCCATCGACGACCCGAAGCGAGCCGCTCTTGAACCTTGTAAGCTCGGGGACGTGGTCCCCGTGGATGTCGATGTAGCTGATGGGGTCGTCGTCCTTGGCTCCATAGGTTTCCATGAGAGCCTTGAAGTCGCCCCAGTTCATGTGCTCGCGTATCATGGTTGGTCTCCTGGTTTGGTGGATATCTTGACGGTCTGCCCCGACGCGGCTGCTATCGGGATGTCAAACGTGAACTCGCGAACCGGCACGCCGCTTCGGTAACGGAACGAAGAGGTGCACCAGATTGTTTCCTGGCTAAACAGCGACCCATCCTCGTTTGTGATTGTCACTTCCGCCTGAAACCTTTCAGTCATTGGCGCTCCTCAGTCTCGCCGCCGAAAGATCGGCCGGCGGTCAAATTCGTTTTCCTTGCTGGTGTTGTTCACCACGATGGTGAATTGCTCGCATTCGTTTGTGATCTCGATTGGCTCACTCTCCCAGATCAGCTTTCCGTCTGGGTTGCGAACCTGGAACTTGCCGTAGTGCTTCTCCAACAGTCAGCCCTCCAGTCCTTTCTCGTAGGCTTCAGAGAGCACGCTTGCTCTCTCCATGATGGGTTCGAGGTTGTACGTGTAGTCGCTGATCGCGTCCCACCCTCCGTTGCCGTAGACCAGGTGCACCCAGCCGACGCGCTTGCCGCCTTTGTACATGATCAGGTGCTCGTCGTCGGCGGCAAACATGACACCGAGCACCTCCGTGGGGTTAGTGGATGGAGACGGCAGCTCCTCGCTGTCCCCTCCGTTGTCCACGTTGACTGAGTACCCGGCCTTGATGGCGTCCAGGATGACGCGCCTGGCCAGTCCTGTCTCTGCTCTCTTGCGCTTGACGATGTCCAAGGTCAATACTCCCATGAGTGGTCGTAGTATCCGTCGCCGTCGGGCTCGATGGTTTCGCCCATCTCTTCAAGCTCTCGACGGCCGTCCCCTCTGCTCGCTGACCAGCCGCAGTAGCAGCGGGCCAGCCCGTAGTGGTTTTCGCAGTCGTCACAGACAAAGCACCCGCAGTAGCGGGAGAAGTGACAGGTCCCGCCGCACAGGCACGTCTTGGTTTGTTCATTGAGTCTTTGCACGGTGTACCTCCTCGCGGATCTTGTCGTAACACGCGACGTAGCACTCGTAGTGGCGGTTGATCAGCCTCACGAAGTCGGCGGGTTGGAGGCTTCTTTTCACCAGGTCTTCGACCTCCACGCAAGCCCTCCGATTGAAAACCTCGGTTATCGAATCAATCCGCTTGTCGTATTCGTCCTCAGTCATTGTGGTTCGATCTCCTCGTAGCTCGCGTTCGAGGTTTCTAGCGCCATCCGCACGGTCTCTTCCTTCTCTTGCGAGAAGTCGAGGTAAGCAGCAATCTCCCTGTGGGTTGGCTCTCGTCCGATGATCTCGGCCAGCAATCGCTTTGCTCGCTCCCACTTCGCAAGCAGGGTCACAACGTAGGCGGGCAGCTTGATGGGCTTGCCCGAAGACAGGACGATCCGCCGCATGGACTGCCTGATCCAAGCGGCGGCGAACGTCGAAAACCTCGTCCCCAGGGACAGGTCATAGGCGTCGATGGCTCTCATGAGCCCGAGGTTTCCCTCGCTGATCAGGTCCTCGCGGCCGACGCCGCTTTCCTTGTACTTCGCGGAAAGCCTGATCACCAACCGCAGGTTGGCCTTGATGGCGACCTCTCTTGCTTCGGGGTCACCGTCGGCGATCCTCTTGAACACCTCGATCTCCTGCTCGCGTGTCAAGAGGGGAGTCTTGGAGACGTCCGAGAAGTATTCTCTCATTGCTTCTCCATCAATCTCTTGGTCTCTTCGACGAGGGCCTTCTGGTAGATCGGCCACGCCTCTTCGTGCTCATCTCTTGGTAGGCGCAGCTCGCAGCTTGCCTCGAAGAACGCTCGCTCATCCCAGTCTGTCGTTGCCGGATCGAGCGCCTCACCGAACTCGCCAACAAATAGCATGGCGTCTGCCTTGGCGCTTTTCAAGATCATTGCTCTGGTTTTGTGCTTCACCCTGCATTGTCCTCGCTAGGCGTCACGCGCCTAATCAAGAAGTCCTTCAGCAACCCGAAGGGCTACTGAAGGACTTCCATGAGATCGGCGCAAACTGTGGCGGCATCAGATGTTGGCGAAGTAAGCCGCTTCTCCCCCGCCGAACCCGAAAGGGGTTTGCTGAATCATGGCCTTGCCATCCGATGACCAGACGGTCAGGATTGCAGCGACCACGTTGGACCCGTAGGCCCGCTTGTCGAACCACTGGTCAAACGAACCGATCACATGGTCAAGTGTCTCCCCTGGCTGCTGGTTGCGCCAGGCGAAGAGGCCGCCCTCAAGGGTCTGGGGCGGCACACTGACCTCGACTGCCGGGTTGACGCCATCGACCTGCGTCCAGTCGATGTGTCCGATCGTCCATGCTGTCATAGAATCTCCTTGAAGTTCATGTAGCTGTCAAAGACAGGGAGGCTCATCTTCCAGTACCGGCTATGCGATCCATTCGTGACCGGTTCTCCTGACGCCTCCCTGATCAGACCAAGAACTTTCTGGGCTTCCGCTTGGGCCTCCCATTCCTGATTGGCGACGACGACCCCTAGCATGCTGCTCAGCTCGCCCAAATTTTCCTTGTCGCGTTGCTCGTAGATTGCGACTACATACGGCATTGATCAGAAGTCCCATACGTCGGACTCGACCGACGCTCTGATGGCTTTGAACAGGGCGTCCAGGTCCTCGCCAAAGACGCCGCCGTTCCCCGGGCAATGAATTGTAGGCTCCTTCGGGGGAGCGTACACTTTCGGTTTCTCCTCCACGATCTGGCGTAGCTCGGCCATCGCTTCCTCGATCGTCTCGTCATCGGATTTCTCCGGAACGACCACGACCGGCGGCCCCGGCGGCGGTTCTTCAACGACGACGGCAGCTTTCTTCTTGCCGCCAGCTTTGATCTTGGTCCAGTTCCTCTTGATGAGTTCTGGATCGATGCTCTCTCCCAACAGCTTCAACAGCATCAGATCATCCGATCCCGAATCGCCCATCGAAGCGATGCCAGAATCTCCTACCCTGCCAGATTCGAGAACCTGTGCCGCCCTATCCTTGTTGCCCATGAGCATGAGCGCTGCGGCCTGTGCGGTCCCCGCGTAGTAAAGGTAGTCGATCGTGCATTCCCTCGTCTGACCGATTCGTCTAGACCTCCCCTCGAATTGCCTCAGTATGGTCAGAACGTACCCCGTCTCGTAGGCAATCAGGTGATTGAAGTTGAACTTGTAATTGCCGTTGCCCGAAGGACAAAACAAGTCACGTCCCGTGGCGATCACGGACGTGTTCGACAGCATGACCTCGAAGTTCCCCGCATGAGCTTCTAGCCACTGGCTACGCTCGCGAGGGGGAACGTCTCCGGCCCTCAGGACTCCAACTCTGAGGCCGTGGTCAGTAAGGACCTTCTGCAAACGGCCAAGCACGTCGTGTTTGCCAGTCAGCAGACAGCCAACCCAGGTCTGGTCCCCCATGTCCCTGTACTTGACGCACAGGTCAATGAGGGCCTTCTCCTTGGGGAGCACCAGATCCTTGCTGAAGTTTTCCGGCGTCGCAACGCCCACGAAGTTGTTTCTGACGTAATGATTCGGGATCATCCACCAGCCAACGGCGTGCGAGTCGAGAGGGTGTTCCTTGTCCTTGGGGAACATGGGGATCCAGTCCCAAGGCCGGTCTGGGTAGGCCAGGAGCGTCCACAGCATAGTCGCAAGCAGCTTGCGGTTCCCGTGCATGACCAGAGCCGCGTTTGCGTCCTTGAGAGTCTGTTCAAGGGATCGGTAGGCCATCTTGACATCACCAGGAAGCTCGACCGCGACGACGTTGGGGACCAGGTCAGGCAGTCCCTCAACGAAATCGTCCAGCTTCAGGAACGTGGCAGCCCCTATGACCTGTTCCGAGAACAGAGCCGGCATGATGCCCGGTCTTGGCTTGAACTCGGTCTTGAAGTCGCCGAGCTTGGCTGAACCGGCGGACTTAAGACCGTGCTTCTTTCCATTGCCCTCGTGCGCACCCACTGTGGTCTTGTAGCGCTTGATCTCATCGAAGCATCCGTACCTCTCGGTCCAGTCTTTGTCCGCATCGCCCCAATCGAAACCTCGGGCAATGAGGTCGGCGGGCCTGGTCCGCCACAACAACGTGAAGATGCTGGAAGCATACCCGTTGAGGAACGTTCCGGTAAGCCCTACGCAGTACCGGGTCGCAGCCAGGATCTTCCCGAAGGCGAGCGATTGCTCGCTCTCCTCCGACTTCTGCTGATGCGCCTCATCAACGACGATGTACTTGAAGAGGCGCTTCATCTTTCTCTGGATCAGAAGCGCGGGCGACCACCACCAGGGTTTGTTGGTGTACTGGTAGAGCGGTTCGCCGCACTTCTTGACCACCCATCGCTTGCCCGCGTGCTTGACGATGGAGCCAACCCGAGACTTCCTGATTTCGCCAGGGATCTGCGGTCTGGCTCCTGCTTTGTGCTTGGGATTGGGCTCACCAAGAAGACTGATCCGATCCAGCCCCCCGCTGCAAGTCACGCCCTCATCCGGCAGCTCCTCCAGATAGACAGCTTCGCAGCATTTGTAATTGCTGTCAAGCTTCTTCAGCGGCATCGGCTTTCCCTTGTCATCCATGATGAAGGTCCCGCAGCGCGGGCAAGCCGCCAGCTTCTCCATGACTGGCTTCTTCTTGGTGCGCCAGCCGCACTTCTCGTCCCAGACCTTGACGGGCTCTCCTCTCTCGTCCAGGACGTCCTGGTGATCCATCACCCTCCACCTCCCGGTGGCGTTGGTCCTCTCGGCACCGGTCAAACCGAACGCTTTCTTCTGGCCAAGCCCCTCAGTCTGAGAGGTGCGCTTGGCCAGGTCCCTTCCAATGATCCACCACTCAGGACCTTCCGGCGGCTTCCACCGGCCAACGCGATGGGTTACCATGCTGCCGTTGTGGGTTTCCGGACGGCACTCGAACTCGTACTCCTTGTCCTGGAATTCGCGGTTCTCGTCGAAGTGCGGACCAGGACCGGTAGAAACTGGCGACTCGCGGACAGAAGCCGGCTTGGGACCCTGGATCTTTCGGACCTCTTTGTGTCCAAGGTCCATCAGATCCAGGAAGTCCCACCACTTCTTGTAGGCGAAGACCTTCGCGTCGGGGATCGTGGGCTTGATCTCCTGCTCTGCCCACTTGTAGATGAGGTCGTCCGGACAGAGGATGATTGCTCTGTACCTTCCCCCGAACTTCTTCATGGCGTGCTCGTGCACGCTCAGGATCGAAGTCAGTGACTTGCCGCACCCTGGCTCCCCGATGAAGAACACGGAGTTCTGTTCGTCGAGCGCCTTGCTCATGGCTGCGACCATGTCGGCCTGAGCGGGAAACGGCTTCCGGTTCGGAGGGATGTAGTCGAACGGCGGAACTGGGTCCTTCTCGGGGACGTGGAGCGGAGCAAAGCCATCGATGACTTTCCGCGCCAGTGCGTCCCCGAAGGACTCCAGATACCCGCCAAGATCCTTGATCTTTGCGAGTTCTTTCAAGATGCTTGGTCCTCGTGTTTGTGAAACCTCAATTTGAGGCTTCAGCAGAAAACGAAAGTTGCCCGCTCTGAATCCCCTCCGAGACGATCTCGTCGAGTTGCTTGTCGCTGCTGAGGGTCAGGACCCCGGAGTGCAGGCGGTAGCACCGGCACTCACGCAGCAGGTTCTTGGTGATCAGCGCCTTGGTGATGTAAGGCATCCACGACCTCAAGATTGGAGTCGTGAACTCATCTGACTTCAACTTGAGCCAGATCGTTTCCGGGCACATGGTGCGCAGAAACGCTTTGTCCTTGCTGATCAGCGTTGCGTGAACCAGACCGTACTCCAGCTTGTGGATATACGTCTTGTAGCCTTCCTCCGATGGGAAGAGGCTTTCTGGCCTCTTGTGTCTCCATGCGTCCGCCGAAAGGCTTGGCCGCACAGTCACGATCCCCTCGAAGGAACAGAAAGGCTTTGATCCTTTTGGCGAGTGAAGCATAGCCCTCGCCGCTTTGACCTCCATGCCAGATGCCACTATGGAGATCATCTCCAGGGTTTGCCCATCATGGGCCAGCTTGTCCACCTTGACGTTCGGGACCAGCTCGTCCTTGGACTGGAACTTGACCGTCCCGAACTCCCAGAGTTCCGTTTCGCTCATCAATCCTCCTGCGGTTCATGAAGGTTGCAGCAGAAGGCTGCCGTGGTTTCCAGACCCGAAAAGTAACGCTCGACGTCCCACGTCCTGGCGAAGTCGCTCGCGTCCTCTTTGTCGTAGTGGACGATCTTTTCGCAGCGACCCCAACCATAGTCAGCGGTCAGCGGCTTGTCCCAGTGCTTGCAATTCCCGCAGCACGGCTCAATGGCTTGGCTCATTGCATTTTGCTCCTGACATGAGTTCGCTGGCTTGCAGCACTTGCTCTCGTTGAGCGTACTTGAAACACTTCGAGGGATTCCAGAACACACTCCCTCGACTGGGGATCTGCTTTGTCTTCAGCTCTTCGGCGATCCACAGCCACGAGCGACCGTCCTCGACCCTCATCTTGAGGATCATTCTCATGAGCGCCCGCTCGTCGTGGTCTGGGACCAACCTCTTGATGATTCGCCCGCGCTCCTTCTCGGGGCGGACCTTGTAGCCCAAGGGGACGTTGCCAACCATCTCCCCTCTGGCTTTCTTCGATCGCAGGACGTCTCTTGTTCGCTCCCGGATCATGGCTCTGTCGTACTCGGCGACAGCAGCCAAGATCCTGATCATCAACATGCCCCATTCGGACTGCATGTCGACGGCTTGCCCGAACAGGTTCGTGATGTGAACGTTCACACCCGCGTTCTTCCAGTTGTCGATCGCGACCGCGCACTCGGAGAATCTCCGGAAGGCCCGATCGATCTTGGTGAACACGATGTGGTCACCCCTCCGCAGGTTGCTGGTCATGACTGATCCAGCCTCCCGCTTGACCAGCGGTTTCTCCGAAGAGATCGCTGCGTCGACGTACCACATGGGGACTTCGTCCTCACCCACCAGCTTGTTGCGGCGGCAGTACGTGAGGATCTGCTCTCTCTGAGTCTCAGGACTCTCCACCTGTTTGTCGGTGGAGGTCCGGACGTAGCCGTGGATCATCAGTCCTCCGGGCACTCTGGGTAGAAGATGAGCGTCGCGGAATCCGGAAACACGTCGCTGGCTCCTCCGTAATCGAAATCCCGGATGAAGTTGTAGACATTGTCCGGATTCTCGCAGGATGCGATTGGGTAAGTCCCCCATTCTGGGTCGGGTAGCTCAAGATAAGTGACGCAGTTCTCCGTTCTGACGATCAGTTCGGTGTCTGGATAGACAGCCCGCAGAGCCCTTTTGGTAGCGATAGCCCAGGGGCAATCGAAGCAGTTTTTCTTGACGCCTTCCTTGATGTCGTCCTCTGTGACCTCAACGTTAAGCCGAATCTCCTTTGGCAGATCAAAGCTCTGATGCATCGCTTTCTCCCTTCTCTCGATTGTCGAGTTTTCCGGCGCACGCCAGGGCGTGCATGATCGCTCGCCCAAGAGCTGACGCCGCCATAGGGTAGTTCAGTTTGTCATTTACCTCAAGGCCGTAAACCACCGAGAAATTGTCGACGCCTTTCTGAACCAACTTGATGGGTGGTCCTTCAATGTTGGTGATCTCAATGCAAGTTTTCACTCTCACAGGATTGGCCTCGCAAAATCGCGAGCGGCTCTCAGTCGGCCGCTCCCGCCGGTGCAGCCCTCCATGGCCCACCGGGGGGAGAAGTCGATCAATTCTCTTCTGTTGCCTTATCGTACTGGACCGAGAGCCAGTTCCAGTAGTTGTTGGTGTAGTAGTTCCTCGCGCCGCCAACCTTCTCGTTGGCATGGTTCAGAATGAACGCCATGCCGATCTCCTGGTAGTTGTCGAAGTGGCCATCCGAGCCGCAATTGCTCACCCTGCCGTCTTTCTGGAGATACTCCGTTATGTGTCTCCCGCCGATGATCCTGGCTACCCTGTACACGAAGTAGCGAGGTTCTCCGACGCGGCCGCAGTAGTCGTTCTCGACGATCCGCCACTCGACTTCGTTGCCCTCGCATTCAAAGGCTTGGAACTCATCAGAGGAAATCTGGGTTCCTGGTTCCCTGGCGTAACTCGCTCTGACGTGACTCATGACGCTTCTTGCTCCTCGTAGGTGACTGGATCTGTCTGCCCGAAGCATCTGACGAACCTGAGGGTTTCGCTCATAGGCGAAATCTGCTTGATCCTGTCGTAGACGAAAATCCATTGCCGAACCTCCATCGAGGATTCGGACACGAACTCGGTTTGCCAATCGCCGTCTTTCCAGATCACCAGAAAGAATCTGAACTTTCCAACCTCGACCCGAAGCGGGCAGCCAGGGAACTTCTCCCCGAGGGCGCGAGCTGCCGCAAGAGCCCAAGGACAGGAAAAGTGGCTGCACGGTATTCCTGAGTTGATGTCGTGTTCTTTGACATCAGCTTGAAGGTCAAACGACTCTGGCATGGTCCTGGTCATGCCTCGATGCTCCTGTGAAGGGAAAGTTGCTTGCCGTCACGGACTCCCGCCTCGAACGTGGAATGAGATCCTCGCGTCTCTGCGTATTTGCCCGACCTGGCTTTTGGCTCCTTGCCACCAAAGTGCTGCTGGATGTGCTGCTCGCGTGTCCTTTGTGCAATCGAGATCACAGCCAGAGCCGTGCTCCCGCTAGGCTTGGCTTGCAAGAGATCGCGCTCAGCCTCGACGGCCTTGCGCTCGTCTCTCATTCTGATCGTGAAGCCGCTCGCGACTCCGACGACGTAAAGGCGCTTGCTGGACGCAGGGTCTCCGGTTCTGGATCTGTGGTCCAGCCACAGGCGATCGAACGCTTCGAGTAATGCCGTGAACATGAACCGGCCGGCAGCGACGTTTTCCTTGGTGCCGAAGAGATGAAACACCTTGCGAGCGTTCGATGCTCCCTCGGGGTATCTGTAGGTGAACATGCCTTCGACGAAGCAAAACTCCTTTGCGATGGCAAAGGCATAATTGTGGGCAAGGGTCCAGTGCCCGAAGGTCCCCGCCGTCTCGTTGGCCCACTCCTCTTTGACTTCCTCACCAGAAAGCCTCACGTCCTCCATGCTCAGGTTGTGCTCGGTCATGAGCTTGCTGGCCATAGCAAAGGCTGCCTCCGCTTCCTGCGGAGTGCAGCCAGCCTCTTCGGTCTTGGACAGGATCTTCTTGATTCTGTCAATCAGGTTTGGGCTCACTCAGTCATCTCCATTTTGCTTGGCTCGGCGTAGGTGTAGTAGCCGCAGTCCCCGGGCTGGCGCTCGAAGCCGTGAGACTCCATGTCGTAGAAGCCGCCCTCGCAGTAGAGGATCGGCCCCGAGAAGCGTTCGCTGTTGTTCCAGACCCAGCAGACCAGCTCCCAATCTGGCCTCGGGATCTGGGTTCCCCCAACCCATTGGGTCTGGTACTCCATGCTGATCTCGATCGGCTTACCTGCCAACCGGAAGTGCATCATGATCTCTGAGTAGAAACCCCGCACAGGCACGCGTTCCCCCACTGAAGGGAAAACGCGCACCAAACCAGGACGCTCCGCAGGTTCGGTGCGCATTCGATTGTCCTCGCTATTTCTTGAAAGGCTTGAGAGGCAGCCCCGATGGCCACCTGTTGCGACCCACGTAGAAAGCCGTCTTGAGGATGGCGCAGAAATCCGGGAACACGACTCGGAGGGTAGGCCAGTCCCAGGAGCCGCCGTAACCTCCGTACTGCCATTTGATCTGATCCCAGATCCGGTTCGTGAATCTGAGGTACTGTTCTGGCGTCAGACTCATGAGGTATCGCTTGAGCAAGAGCCTACGCTTCGCAGGCATCTCAGTCCCATCCTCTCTCGGCCCGATCGGCGCAGCGATCGCACTGGTAGCCTCGCTGGCGGTCCAGGGGGGTCAAGACGTTCTCGGCACCACAGGTGGGGCAGGGAAGGTTCCGAGGGTTGTCCGGTGTGGCTGCACGCAGCGCACTGCGTCCGCCCGGGTCTGCGAACCCGACGCCGTCGATCAGGTTCTCGTCGTCGTAGTCGGGCTCGTAGTCGATCTCGTCTCCGTACTCGTCGATGTAGCAGTCGTCTTCTTCGCTGAAGTAACTCATGAAGTTCAGTCCTCGCTGGTCCTGGGAAGGTCGAACTCGTCAGGGATTCTGATCACGATCACTCCTTTCCAATCTGTTTCCTGATAATGCGGAAGCCGCCGCCGGTCAGCTTGACGCGGTCTGAGTCTCTGTTGTCGAAGTCCCCGCGGAGGACTGCGTCCATGACGTCGAAGCTGTCTCCGAGGTATGCGATCCTTCGCTCTCGCTGCATTGGCGCGTACCGTTTCCGTTGCTTGATCGGCTTGTCCATCGCATTGTCCTTTCTTTGGTGCAAGAAAGCAAGACCGTACCGAAGTGATACGGTCCATTAGCGGCCCTGGCGGCAAAGCCAGGGCGGTCCCGCTTGAACCTCAGGACCGGCGCTTGCCCGCTATTCCGCGATCAGTCCTCGTAGTCCTCTTCTTCTACGATCTGGATGGAGTAGGTCGCGATGTACTCCTCCATCTTCGTTGAGAAGCACCTCCAAGCCTCGACGAGCGCCAACTTCTTTGGTGTCGTGCGGTACGGGAAGTAGTGGCCCCAGTAGTACACAGGCTTTGACTTCCTGGCGTGATCCTGGATCATGTTGTGGACCACGAACTCGCTGCACTTCGGCAGGTCGCGAATAACGAGCCGGCGAGTCGTGTGTTGGTCCTCTGTGGTGACCGACTCAATAACCGGTCCCATTGCGATGACATCGTCCGGAATCTGTTGCATCGTCGTTGTCCTCGTCGTTGTTCGTGTTTGAAGAACCATCGAACCTGAAGGTGTGGATCACGCCGTCTCTCCCGACAGCGCGAACCACGACCGTGGGCTGCTGACTGAAGACCTCCTTGACCGCCACGTACTCGTTCCCGTCCTTGTCTTCCTTGAGTTCCGCCGTGCTTGCTTCCTCGTTGTAGGCGGCAACCTTCTTTGAAACACCACGCACAACGTGCGTGTGATCCCCCGCCTGAACGAGCCCGTCCAGCATCCCGGCCATGAGACACACGGATACGTGTCCCTGGCCAAGCGGCAGCGGCGGCCTCTTGGGAGGCGGGTCCTTTGGCGTTTCGCACAGTCGCTTGAGAGGCGACCTGTCAATGACGGCGATAAGCTCCTCTTCGGTGTACGAGTTCTTGAGGAACCTCGTGGGTGGCCAGGGACTCTCCGGAAGGAGCCAAACCCTTGTGCGATCGTGGGGCGGACCCTCGACGTGAACAGGAAGAGGCGGCTGCAACCACTCGTCCTCACCGATCACAGTGAGTTTAGAGCCGTTCGGACCGGCCTTGGAGTAGTAGTACGAGCCGATGTTGAGGTCATGCGTGAAGTATCCGTCCGTGTCGATCTTCTGGTCGGCTATCGCATTGGCTCGCTTGCGTCCGATGAAGACGCACTCGTTGTACTTGCGATCCCGATCAGGCAGCCTGTACAGCTTTCCCTGCTTGTACCTCGCGTCCAGATGGTTCATCACGGCGTACCTCTGGAACGTCGAGAACGGCGCCACGAGCACGAGCACGCCATTGGTGACCATCAGGTTTTGCAGGACATAGAGGAAGTTTGTTTCCTCGCGTCCTCCACCGCCAAGCTGATCATCGAACGGCGGATTGCAGTAGACCGCCGAGAACGAATGCCAGCTAATCATGGTGCCATTGAACGGGCACGGCGCAACGACCTTGGCTTCAGGCATGAGAGCCCGAATGTCGTTCCCGCGTCCCTCGTGCAGCTCAACGCAATACACGTTGCTCTGAGGGATCGAGAGCGCTTCGGATAAGCCTTTTATGGCCACACCCTGACCAGCGCATGGGTCAAGGATTCGGATATCGCTGCTACCTGCGACACTCAGGTGCTTGGCGATCTCCGGTATCACGCTCTCGGGCAGCGGGTAATAGCCCATTTTGGCTTGGGCCGCTAGCCTCATGGAGACCCTCCTTCCTGAAGCCTCATGAAGTCGGTGTAGGAGAAGCAGATCCACATGTCGCCCACGATGACGTAGACCGAGGTCTCCTCGGACTGGTAGACCGCGACGGGGATATCCAGCTTCTCTCTGCCGAACCCGATCGCGTCATTGACCCTGAGGAACCCTTGCTCGCCGCCCTTGATGCGGGCAACAGACACGGGTTCGATGGCGCAGAAGCGCCTTGCGACTTCCGGCATCGTTCTTTCCTTTCTGCTTGCAGTCTAGAACTCGAACACCATGCGAAGCGCATGGAAAAGCCGCAAGCGTGCATTCAAACGCCTACGGCTTGGGGGGTTAGGACTGGATGCGATCTGCAACGTGAATCCAGCTCCGGAACTCCTTGGCGTAGTGGGACAGCTCCTCGGGTGTCGTTGTGAACACGCGGCCACCTACCTTGATGTGCATCTTGTTCCTCCAAACCGCTTGGAGGATCGGATGGAACACCGGCGCGTCGTCCGGATCGGCCGGCTTGGGCGGATCTGCTTGTTGCTCTTCCTCCCACTCGGTCGGAAGTTCGTCCTCGGGCGGAGACAGGTACTTGGGCGGAATGTACGACTCGGTGGCCACCAAGTCGTCGTCATCCGGCACTTCGTCGTCAGCCCTTCCTGCGTACTCACGGTCCCGTGATTCCTTCACGTCCCTGGCTTGGCGATACTCCATTGGCGAGTTGTCGCGCCCACCTCCCTGCGGTCTCGCGTCAGCGCGATCGGCGTTGCGGCCCACTTGTTCAAACAGACCCTTCGTCAGATCCACGATGATCTCGGGCGACATGTCGTCGAGCCCTGGGATCTCGGAGGGCGGTGGTGCCTGTGTCGGCTTTGCTGGCGGTCGATCCGATCTCGGGCCTTGCTGTTGCAAGGTCGGATCAACGTCGCTGGTGTAGCGCATGGGGGTTTCCCAAGGCTTGCTGAACGGTCTCAAACTCATTGGCTGGCTCTCCGTTTCGCTGAAGCCTCAATTTGAGGTTTCACGCGCTCCAAAGAAGTAACGCTCTGAAATCTCCCGCAGTTTAGCCCACAATCGCTGGGTCTCGACGTTCGTCATGTAGCGATCGGGTTTGCACCCATAGGGGCATCGCATGAGGGGATCATCGACCGCGCCCCACAACCTGCAAAGCAGCGGTCTAACGTGATAGACTGAACACGATCCAAGTGATAACAAGGGACATTGCGTGCATCCTCCCTCGCCTCTCGATTCGGCCATGATCGCCTCATCGGAGGGGAAAACTGGTTCCGATCCCGATCGTTCGGTAATCCGTAAACGCTCAATGGGCGCTACCACGGACTCGCTTATATGACACGAGTCCTGGCAGAGCCCTTTGCAGTTCAGAGCAGGCAGCGAATCGTAAAGCTCTTTGAGAGCCCGTTCCGCTGCCCGCCTGCGCTTGTTCGCCAATCCCATCAGTTGCCGTTCCTCCAAGCCCGGAATTCCTTCCGGGCCTGATCCGGGGTTTCGAAGTACCAAAGAACCGAGAGCAGAGGTTGTCCGTCCTCTGTCTCTCCCTTGTCCTCGGTGAAGTACCTGCCGTACAGGACATGGCGGCTTGGATCGAACTTCCCGAACAAGCCCGTCCATCGGATTCGCTCGATATGAGACATCGCGGTCAGTCCTCCCTCTCGACAGAGGTCACTTCCCAGTAGTCGAACGCGATCATGCCCTCGTCCGAGTGGCATCCATCGACATAGATGCCCCAGAACACATCAGAAGGGGACAGGCGCACCACCAGGACATGCGAGCCGTTGGCGAGTACGACCTCTTGGCCAGGGATGAAATCCCACATCGGTCAGTCCTCCATCCGAAGTCTAGGACTCGTCGTGCATGAAATCGAACCAGTGGTTGACGAGACCCCGCCATCGGGCAACGAGCGCCTGCATGAGCAGCGGCGTCACGTACCCGAATTGCGACCGGAGCTGGCCTCGGGGATTGTCGCAATGCCGCCCGAGGTAGAACCTGCGTCCCCGAGCATCGACCATGACGATGTCTCCGCTGCGGGTGATCTGAAGTTGCGCAACGAACGCTCTGTACTGTCTGGGCATAGTATCCTCGCTTTCGTTCTCGATCCGGAATCAACAAAGCGCAGAGCCCAACGCTCGCGCCGCTCGCCCCACTCTCACAGGACATGGGGCGGATGGCGGGAGCGTTGTTGCTAGCCAAGAGGGACGTATCCCATGAGAACGAGTTCGGTCACTCCGCTCTCGTTTGGGATGTCAGCCCACACTTCCGGCCTACCATCTTCGATTTCGATCCCGACTCCATGCCGCGCCGCATGGCGCTTGAGACGCCGCAAGGCATCGGCCCATGTCCTGTGGTTGGTCCTGTGGGACCTTCCGAATGCCGTTTCCCACGTCACACAGTAGAATCGTCGCATTGGTCACTCGCTTTCGTTCAGAGGGTCCCTGGTAGCTTCCCAGCGAATTGCCGGCAAGCCGCGCTTGTCCCCGCCTGACAGGCTAGCAGGGACAGGCGGGGATTGTCAGGCGGAGCAGCGGAGCAGCGGAGCAGCGGAGCGCAAAGAGAAACCCCCCGGGTTGCTTCCGGGGGGCTGAAATCGGCCAGTTTGTCGGAGGAAGGTTGACCGCCTACTAGACGGCCTTGGCTTTGTCCTGGACGGCCTTGGCGGCTTTCAGACCGTTGATGTGTTCGACGGTCTTGGCGGTCAGTTTGGCCAGATACTCGATTTCGTCGAACCGCCCGAGAGCGTACATGGCCTGAACGAAGGTGGCAAGATCGGCTTGGGTGCATTTGGTCGGGTCGCAACCGACCTCAACCAAGACCTCTTCCTTGACGGTCTTGACGACCTCACGCACAACCTCGATTGGGGCAGGAGTCGGCAGTTCCTTCCCGTGCGCCTTCAAGCCGTGGTTGACCGAATCCCGGATGTCGTCAACCGACATCTTGGCGTCCGCGCTCAACGCCTTATCGACGGCGTGCACGAAAGCCGTGTTGACCTCGCGACGCGCCTTGCGGGTTGCGGCGGCGTTGAGTTCGTCTTGCGTCTTGGGATCGGCCGACTTGGCCAGTTGCTTCTCGTGCGAGTCAATCGCCTCTCGAAGCTTCCGCATGTCGAGTGGGTGGTCGCCCAACTGTGCGTTGCAAGTCTCCGTCAGGAACAACAACCACCCCTTCCGGATGTTGCCCGTCATGGTCCCCGTGTTCATTTCGAGGTAGGGAAGGAAGAACTCGTCGATCTGGTGGAACGAGAGGCGTTCGATGTTCGGGACAGTCGGCTTCATCTCCCGAACGAACAGTGCCATGCGAGCGCATCGCGCGATGTTCAGGTATGACCCTCTTGCCGGACAGGTGGCGCGAACGAGAAGCGACGCCTCATTGCAGCATTGCGTCCAGTCCGACTCGTAGCCACCCGGGCCTGTCTTCTTCTTGGCGCGCCAGTTGTCCAAGCCGACGATGCCCTGGCTCTCAATCGCCAGAGCAAGGGCGCCGGTGCCGATCCACAGGGCATCTTCGAGAAGGCCCGGGTGGTCGATTCTCTGGCGCACGCCGTCGGCGTACTCGCGCTGGTGCTGCTTGTAGGCAGCTACGCGCTCTTCGATCGTGGGGGAAACGGTGGTCTCTGCCATGGTTGCAATCCTCGTGTGTGGGAAGGTTACTGCTACGCGTAGCAGTAACTCCAGCGTACGGACGTTGATCGGCCCCGTCTCCCGACGAGTTTAGACGACCAACGGCGGTCGGCTGACCCGGCCGCACTGTAATTATCCTGCACTCACTCGCAATGCGTAGTAGTGAACTCGCCGCAACGCCATGAGGCGAACCGACTTGCGTCTTACGCACAAAACTTCTCTTGCGCATCGACTTTGTCCTAAGTCGTTGCCACCAAAGCACTTAGCTGCGCCCGCTTGTCCATCTTTGTCCAAGGTGGCGAGTCAAGTGGTGCATGTGTACACATCGGCGGGGAGGAACTGGGCTCGCTCCACCTGCAAGCCCTCTGGTCAAATGACGCCAAGCCGTTGCCAGCCAAAGAGAAAGCGTACGTACACCATGTTCCCTGGTCGACGCCTCACCCAAGAGGCGATGGCAGGGAACTGCCGGCAGGGCACACAGGCCAGGACGGTGGCCAGGGCACACAGGCCAGGACACGCCGCTAGCCGCCGCTAGCCTGCACCACGACGCCAGGACGCACGCCAGGACGCACGCCAGGACGGTGGCCAGGGCACACGCCAGGGCGGTGGGGCGACAGGGCAGGGAACTGCCGGCAGGGGGCAAGCCGCCGGTCGGCAAGCCACCCGTGGGGCCGGTCGGCACCGAACACAAGGACCGTGCGCACGCACAGGTTCTATATAGTGCGACGGCTGCACCTACTGGACAGGCGACAAGCAAGCTATGCATCCTTCATATCACACTAGTGTGCATGCATTTTTGAGTCTGATCGGTGGGGAAACGCTGCAACCTGTTGCGCCGCAACGACTTGTGACAAGGACCAGGCCCGGGGGAGGCCCCCCAGCGGCGGCCGGCTCTAGTAACATGCACCACCTAGATTTTCAGGTGACTTATGACGTTTGCCACGGGCATCTTCTCGGCGAAGCACTTCAGGTGCACGACGATGTATCCCTCTGTGGTCCTCAGGACCATGTGGCTCACGTTCGCCTCGCAGACCTCGCCGCAGATCGCGCACGGATTGATTGGCTCTTCGCTATTGACGAGGAAGCCGCTCAGCAGGTGGTAATCCACTGAGTAACCCATGGAACCTCCTAGGTTTGGGGTGGTGAAGACCTCTAACTCATCCTAGGAGACCTACGCGCATGCGCCGTCGTTCATTCCTTGCAGCCGCAGCCCTTCCTCTGTTCGGGGACGACAAGAAGGTTGAGCCTGCGAAACCCGTTGACCCCAAGAAGGAAGCCGAGATAAAGGACCGCCAGCGGGAGCAGGAAGACCGCCTCAGGGCGGAGAAGCCCTACTGGGACCGCAAGGCCGTCGTGAGTGAGCGCACGACGGTCCTGGTTGGCCCTGGGAAGCCGCCGGAGCGTGTAGACCTGGTAATAGGCGAGACTCTCATGTGGACGCCCTGGGAGACCCAGTGGCGGCCTCGGTACGTGAACGTCATGGCGGGGCCGGAGCGAGCTCCCGGGGACGACTGGCCGCCGAAGTTCTCGGTCCTGGATCTGGTCGGGGAGGTGAAGGGGGGCGAGTCTGCCAATAGGACCTACCGGCCGGGGTTCATGTTCTACGCCGTGGCTCCTGGCTCCATGACCGTCAGGATGTGGCTGACCGACACCGTGGGCAACAAGATCGAGGATCAATGGCTCTGGAACGGAACCAAGGCCGAGAGGCGGTCCTGGGAAGTGACCATGAAGGTCTTTGTCTCGAAGTCTTAGTGTCCAAAAGAAAGGCCAGGAGGAGCACTCCTGGCCTTCTGTCCACTTGACTTTGTTGAACTTTAGTTCAATCTGGATACTTCAATCCCTTGGCCTGCAAGGTTGCATCCACGAGATCGCTTTGCGCTGTGGTGAAGGGGTAGCCGCAGTCCTCGATGAGCCGCTCGGCACAGATCAGGAGTTCCTCTGAGGCCATGAACCGCATGGCCCTGGCCTCTCGGGTGCCCTTGTCTGGTCCATAGACGATGGCGACCGGCTCGCCGGTTTCCTCATCCTCGATCCGGATCGACGCGAACCCCTTCGAGGTGCTCGATCGGATTGCTTTCCATCCCATTGGGTTCACTCCTAGTTGGCCGGATGGATCTCCGGCTGGTAGGTGCCATCCTCGTTGACGTGCATGACCTCTTGGTTGCCGTCCTTGAACATGGCTATGGCGGGGCACTTGTTCCAGGGAGTCAGGTCCCAGGCGTCCCTGCCTGGCCACCGGAACCTGACCATGCAGGCAAAGCCGTTCATGATCACCATGTTGATGGGGATCTTGTAAATCCTCATATATGGCGTCTTGAACCAGCAGAGCCCGTGGTGGTCCAGATTGTCGTAGCTGGGGTTGCTCACGATTTCTCCCCGGCGATCATTTGTTCCAGCCCGCTGCGCCCGCTGGACCGCTTGAACTTCTCCCAGTCCATGGCGTTGGACAGGGCTGATCGAAGAGATAAGAACTCCTCGGACTGGTTTCCCTTGACCTCCGTGCACCAGGTCGGCACTCCGGTGGCTGGGTCGATTCCCTGGCACAGGTCCACGTCCGACTGTTCCAGCCAGTCGAGCATCTCGGTGTCGGTATACCGGATTGTCGTCATCATTGGTTCGTTTGCTCCCATATGGCGGTCTTGTGGGCGATCATGTCCTCCATGAACCTCGGGGTCTTGTGGATCAGCTTCTGTGACCTCTGGTACTCCACGCAGGTGTCCTTCTGCCTGCGGAACATCTCATCGCGGCCCTTCATCAGGGCGTGGATGCGGCGGTCGCTCCGCGTTGGGGGGATCTCCATCTCCCCCTGTTTGTTGTTCCCCTTGCCGTACTTCAGCATGAACTTGATGTGCCGGCGGCGGATGTCCATGGTGAAGTCGCGGAGGTCGTCGTACTCCTTGTCGCACTGGCGGACCTCTGCCAGCAAGACCCGGATCTGGTCCTGAAGGAGGTCGATCCGGTTCCGGAGCGACAGGTTCTCCACCTGGACGTCGAAGGGGTCCCAGGGCTTGGATCCCGTGGAGGAACAGACCTTCGGCTTCTCGTCAATACTGGGTCTTCCAACCTTTGCCATTTGATCCTCGCTTCTTGCTTTCCTTGGTGGTGTCGGAGTCGCGTGCCATGTCCTGGACCCAGGGGATGGCCATGAAGGTCTCGATGGCCTCTCTGGTGTCGTCGTAGAGGTTGTCAAGGTTGCTGAACCAGACGAGATACGAAACCTCGTCGCCGACGGCGATGTCGTAGAAGGTTTTGCCCTTGTGCTTGCCGAACGGCATGACGAACTCGCACGCCTCGATCTCGGCCGGGCTCAGGTTGCGGGTGTGAACTGCGTTCATTTTGTCTCCTTGTTTCAGGACTTCAGGATTTGTACCACTTCGAGCATCCCGATCTTCAAATCGGGGACCGCACAGATCATCTTGGCTCTTTCCCGTCGCTCTGCTTCGTCCTTCCCGTAGACTTTGGCAATCAGGAGCTGCCGCTCGTCCCGGACGTTCAGATACGGGACTCCGTCCCCGTCAACACAGGTGTAGATCCCAGCCTCCCACTTCATGGAATCTCCTCATCATCTCGTGGCATCGCGGCGTCCAGGGCGTGCCCGAACGCTTCGAGTTCGCTCTCGTGGTGTTTCTTTGGAACACGTCCAAAGGTGATGTTCTTGACTGCGCGAACCTTGTCGTTACGGAAGGCCCACCACTCCATACTCACGGACATGGCAACGATCCAGATCAGGTCGTGATCTGGTCCGTAGTCGCACCATCCATAGGCTAGGCCGGTCTCCTTCCGATCCGGGATATACACCGGAATCGGCGGGTTCAACTGGGTCAGCATATCGCGTCTTTTGTCCTCCAAATTTGTGAAACCTCAAATCGAGGCTTCAGCAATTTATAGATCATTCCGGGGGGTAGGTAAATTGCCGGAGTGAAAGGACGCGATCTTTCCCTGCTCTGCCGGTGACCAATGCCAGATCTTCCCCAGGACACTTCCTCTTCCGCCGCTTCCGCCGGCTTGGCCGAACTTCAGGCTTCGTCCAACGCCATCATGGCTCAGGACTCCATTGCTCAGGGGTCACGCAGCGACGCTGCTGCTTCTCAGGTCGAAGGCACCCGCGATGTCCAGTTCACCCCCGAGCCCGACTCCGGGATCGCCGCTGGCGCCGTGGGAGGCGCTGGGAGCGCTGGTGCTTCTGGAGTCGCTCAGCTCCAGCCAGAAAGCGAGTGGGAGTCCGTCCAGGACGTCGCCCGCTCCCTCGGATACCAGTCCAACCAGAACTTTGCCGACGATCGAGCCTTCCTCCTCCACCTCCTCAATCGCGACCGTGCCACCCAGGAAGCCGATTACTACAGTCAGCTCGGACGGCAGCTCGCCCCGCACTACCAGGGCATCCAGAGCTACCTCGGTCAAAGGCAGGCACAGGCTCAGGCTCCGGCCGCGACCCCCGAGTGGGAAGCTCCTGAGTTCGACCCCCGATGGATGGACCTCGTGCAGCGAGATCCTGGAACGGGAGTCTACCTGGCTCGGCCAGGGGTCAATCCACTGATCGCGGACAAGGTCAATAGCTACGACCAGTGGTTCAGTAAGTACGGCCACAACCCCCTCGCCGCCGTCCGCCCGATGCTTCAGGCCGAACTCCCCAATATCATCGGCCAGCAGATCCGCCAGGAACTTGCAAGCTTCCGGCGGGAGCAGACGGTGAACTCCATCGTCGAGCGGAACAGCGAGTGGATGTATCAGCATAACAACGGCCGCCCCGTGATCGGCGTCGGCGGGCAGCTCGTCCCCACGCCCCAGGGCCTCCGCTACGGCCAGATCGTACAGCAGCTCGAACAGGGTGGGATGAACAACCCGGTGGCCGTGGACCAGATCGCCCGCAACATGCTGTTGGGGGAGATGGCGATCGCGAGCCAGCAAGGTTCCCATCCCGCCCCGCCTCTTGCACAGCAGAACAACGCCCTCGCCTCTTCGGGCGCCCAACGCAACGTGCTCCAGAGCCTTCCCCCTCAGCAGAGAGCGACGACTCCCGGAGCAACCGAGCCTGCACAGACCGGCATGTCCTTGCACGACATGCTTCACAGCGCGTTTGAGTCAGCCGGCTATACCGACGCCGATTTCAGTGACCCCAGTCGTTTCATGAGTTGAGGAGTGAACTTCAATGGCAATCCCCTGGAGTAGAGTCCTTAACTCTACCATCAAGAATTACATTCGTGAGCGCGAAGTGAACGTGCTCAGGAATCGTAAATTGACCGCGCTCCTGAAGAAGAGAGGTCGTCTCTCCTTCAACTGGAGCGGGTATAAGATGGACTGGAAGGTCAAGTACCGACGCGTCCGTCTTACTCCGTTTGCTGACGGCGACACCCTGACCTTCGACCGCAAGGACCGGCACAAGACCGCCGAAGTCGATTGGCGCGGTTATAGCCTCACGGACTCCATGACCAAGGGCGAGTTCCTCCAGAACCGCTCCAAAGAGGCCATCATCAAGTTGTACTCAACAATATCTGTCGATCTGATGGATGATGCTGAGGACTTCTTCGGTGAAGAGTTCTACATCAATGGAAACTTGGCTGCGAACGCCAAGCGAATCCATGGCCTCGAAACCTTCCTGGCGGCCAACTCGGTGGTCGGGAACGGTGCTGGCGCCCCGACCGCGACCTACGCCGGCCTCTCCTGCGTGCCCGGCTTCTACGGTGGCACCTGGACTGGTGGGACGATCAACGGGACCGCAGTAACGTGGCCCAACGGCTTCGGCGATCCCCAATACGACTTCTGGAGCCCGATCGTCGTGGACTACGGCGACACGCTCTTCCCCGGCACCGGCTCCGGCAACCACACGTGGTCGAACAACTGCGTGGAGGCCGTCGCCTTCGGGATCATCAAGAGCAAGAAATCCAAGAGCGCCCGCGGCATGCTCGACGTCATCTTCCTGAATGACGAACTCTACCGCGAGTATCTCACCCAGGCCCGTACGTCGCAGCGGATCATGGTCGACCGAGGCCAGGCATCGGGCTTGGTTCAGTTGGGATTTCTTGATGTAATTAACCAGGATGGTGTTGATCTGACGTGGGAGTATGGTACCCCGTCGGGCGTTGGCTACGGCTTCAACATCGACATGATGGAGCTTCGGTCGATGCAGGCTCAGGTGTTCGTGCCGGAAGGCCCCGACTTCGACATCGGCACCAAGAGCTGGCGGTTCTCGATCGACATGTATGGAAACGTCGTATACAATCCCAAGTTCTTCGTCAAGTTCGCGCAGCTCACAGGTCCCTGATCCTAGTGGTTAGCTATGCCATACAAGATCAAAGACTCGGGGGGTGGATTCAAGGTAACCAGCCCCAATCACCCCCAGGGCTTCTCCAAGAAGCCGCAAAGCAAGGAGATGGCCATCAAGCAGATGGTGGCCATCAAGATGCACGACAAGGAGCACGGAGGAGAGAAGCCCGCCAAGAAGGTGGGAGTAAGAAAGGGTAAGTAGTCCTATGGCCAAGCGAGTTGGCGTCAGGAACATGTCGAAGGATGTCGCCACCGGTCACGCGGTGGATGGCTCCTATCGCCACGTCTCGCCCGAGGAGACTCGCGGCCACGATCCCGACACGGAGGGCACCGGGACCGAGAAGGCTTACTGCTCGATGTGTGACTGCAAAGGCCACACGTACATGGCTCATATGAACGAGTCCATGAGCGCCGGCGACGGCGAAGACAGTGGGTCTGGCGTTGCCAAGGAGCAGAACAAGGCATCCCAGTACGGTTGGGCGAACAACGAATACGAGGGCAGCACCGGTTACTCTGGATACAAGCTCCCCGGCGAGCGGGGTAGCAAGTCCGCAGTTCGCATTTTCGGCTAATAAGCCGAGGAGCTTTTGCAATGGGTCGTCTACAGGACGCACCGTTCCCGAGAGGCGGGACCTACTTCAACGGCAACTTCGTGACTGTCCCCACGCCAGATACAAATGAGTTTCTGGGTGGCTTCAATTATGAAGGTAAGGAGTATTGGATCGAGGACAATGATTCTCCTGGTGGCGGCTACGGCACCGGGATGTTCGTCAAAGTCCGAGTGGTCCGCAACTCCACCGCCGCCAATATCCTTCCTGGTCAGCTCGTCCAGCTCGACGCCACCAGCCGCGTGCTCGACAGCGCGACGGTCCTTCCCGGGACCAACGTCAACACCATCATCCGCACCACGGCGGTCTACGGCTACCCGGCCGACGAGTACCTTCCCGCGGCTGGCGTGATTTCCGGCGACCTCTTCTACGTGGTCATCGGCGGTCCCTGCCTGATGAAAACCGCTCTCACTGGCACGGTCACGTTGGTGATCGATCAGAAGGTCGTGTCGGGCACCATGGCCGGCACCACCTCCGCTGACGCTGGCAACGTGGTTGCTCAGGACCTCACCGGCGCGACCGCGACCCTGGGTGCCCAGATCCAGAACGCAGTCGGCCGTGCCATGAGCGCCATGTCCAGCCAGGGGACCGGCCAGCCGATCCTCGTGAACGTTGGCGCCTAACGGCGCGGTTGGTGCCTAACGGCTTGACAGGCTGTGGGCGTGAGCTATAATCAAGATGAAGCGGTCAACGGAATTGCTTGCTCCTTGGCCGCATGTGCGTCGGCGTGCTTAGGCGTTTCTTTGATCAAGGCAAAGCCCGGTTAGTTTCCACACGAAGCCGCACGCCGGCGCTTTTTAAGACAGTAAAGTGCAAGTCAGTTAGTTCGGTCAGTCCTCGCGTGGCCCCGTCCCCGAAGGCAAGATGCTTTCGGGGCGGGGTTTTTTCTTTGTTGTGAGCTAAACTGGAGTGCAGGTGAGGTGCACACCTGTTCTTCACTTCTCGACAGAGCCCTCCTGCACGGTGCTGACTCTCGTGCAGGAGGGCCTCTTACCCGGAAGCTCACACCTTGGAAACGCGATCCTACAAGCTCGCCGCCTGCCGGTTCCCCGGCAACTCCTCCGAACATCCCGCCTCTGCCGGCTGGTTCGCCACGACCTGGGCCAACACATGGATGAAGGATGACCGGATCTCGGACGTCATCCCCCTCCGTCTGTCCGACACGCCGATCTCGATGTCGAGAAACAACATTGTGTGGGCGGCCCTGGAGCACGGAGCCGACTACATCCTCATGCTCGACTCGGACATGAAGCCCGACTGCGAGCCAGACGGCAAACCGTTCTGGTCCAGCTCGTGGGACTTCATGATGGAATATCGAGCGCGCGAAGAGGCGTACGCCAGCAACATGAGGGCGGTTCCCTGGACCGACGACTCAGAATCGATCGAGACTTCGTGCAGGCGGCTCTATCCCCCGGCCACGATCGCCGCGCCGTATTGCGGCCCTCCGCCGTGGGAGGTCGTCTACATGATGAAATGGGTCCGCGACGAAACGAACTCCCCCACCGACCCCAGGCCCTACCACCTGGAAATGTTCGACCGCGACCACGCCGCCGACTTCACCGGGATCTTCGAGGTAGCCGCCATGGCCACCGGGCTGATCCTCTATGACGCCCGGGTCTTCAAGGAGCTTCCGCCGCCCTGGTTCTATTACGAATACGAAGACAAGTTCCACAAGAGGAAGGTGAGCACGGAGGACATCGTCCAGACCCGCAACGCCAGTCTTCTGGGCTTGCCCCAGTATTGCAACTGGGACTCGTGGGCTGCCCACATCAAGCTGAAGTCTGTGCGCAAGCCGCGCAAACTGGACGTTTCCGCCGTCCCGAACGCCTTCGCCGATGCGGTCCGCAAGGGAACCAGGGGCAATCACAAGGTCGTGATCGTTGGAGACAAAGAGGACCAGTTCGAGCGTCCCCGGATCGTACGGCCCGGCTACCCCGACTTCAGCCACCAGGATTCCGGTCTCACCCAGGAGCCCCCGCCAGCCTTCTTTTTCGGGGCCTCGACGGCTATTCCTGGGCTAAAACTCCCTGAAACCTCAAATTGAGGCTTCACGCGCAGCAGTGATCTTTACGATCACGCACAGCGGGGATCTTGACGATATGGACTAAGGTGCCTATGATTCAAATGTCCGAACGATGTTGCTTCGGACGAGCAAGCAAAGACGAGCACCAAATGGAGTCCTGGCGAATGCGTACGAAAGAGATCAAGCACCACGGCTGCGGGGACCACGAATTCACAGACGAGGAGATGGACTTCCTTCGGGCGATCGAGAATTTCAAGCGGGAATCGGGAATCCGGTTTCCCACATGGACGCAGGCGCTCCGATTGCTGAAGCGCCTAGGTTACCAGAGGGTCACTTTCAAGGGCGGCGACGTACCAGAGCTTCCCGAGTGCGCGTGACCTGAGAGCGATGAAACAGAAAGAGCCAGGAGAAATCAGCCTCCTGGCTCTTTCCTTGCGCTCGACAACAGAGCGTAACAAAAAATCAGCTACCGGCGCCAGGCGAAACCGGGGGAGCCGGCGAAGAAGGCGCGGACGGTGCGGTTCCATCGATCTTGTGCAGGCCGGCGTCCACGGCCTCGACGATCTTCTCGCCCAACTCCACGTCCGTCTTGATCGGATCGGGGAGGAACGGGTCAACTTCCTTGGCAACCACGTCCACGTCCTCAAGGACGGTCTCGGTCACCTTCTCGATTTTCTTCAGAACGTCTGCGAAGCTCATGATCCGTACTCCAGTATGGTTTGAACCAGGTGGATTCCCGGCTGGACGCCAGGAACGTGGATGGTGATCACGCTGTCCGCCGGCAAGGGCGGTTGAGGAACAGGGGAGCTTGCACGCGGGAACGGCGAATCCAGGAACCACTGGGCCGTCCGGTCCGCGGGGGCCGGCACCTGGGCAGGATGCATGCAGTAAACCGCATGAACGCTCTGCGGCCTTACGTCGGTCTGGTTGGTGGACGGAGCCAGGACCACATGCACGTTGCCGCCGGGTGTCGTGGGGGTTGTATGGAAAACTACCCCGACGCGACCCGTGGTCGTGGGCTCGACTGCCCCGGGCTCGACTACTGATTCGATGGCGGGGCCGAGGACGTACTCGGTAGCCATGACATATCCTTTGGGTAGGTGGCTTTCTCGGTCTCGACGCAGGGGTCACAGACCCACCCGTCGTGTCTCAGCTCAAACCAGTGGGTGGGCCTGACCTGAAGGCACCTCACGCAGATCTTGGGGCCGAGCCCCTCGACGCCGCTAGCGGGTGGGAAGTAGGTGGCCAACAAGCAGTCCAATCCAAAATACGAAGACCAGGGCCGCGGTCGGGTAACGCTCCCAGACCGACTGCCAGATCCGGCTGATGGTCGCGTTCGCCATGAAGGCGTGAAGGTAGACGTCCACGACCAAGACGAAAAGGCTGGAGACTATGCAGAGCAGGAACACGAGCCTCTCTTCGTTCGTGTTGAGCATAGCTCATCCTCCTACCAAGACGGCGGTCCGTGCTGATGGCCCTTCTTTGCCGGGGCAGGCCCGAATCTCTGGGTCGTCCTGCCGTTCCAGTTCGCGCCGCGGGGAGAAACCTGGCTCTCCAGATGGAGGCAGACCACCTCTGGCAGCAGGATTCGCTTCCGGCGGTCCCATTGCAGGGAGAACTGGATGTCCGTGCGAGCCGCGTCCCCGTGCTCGATTGGGTACTTCCGGACGTGGTAGGCGTCCTGGATGATCTGGGAGCCGTGGAAGAGCTGGAAAGCGCCGATGGGCGTGTAGCCGTGGACGCTTGACACGAGGCGGCTCATCATCGGGTACTCGGGGTGGAACCAGTGTCCCATCTCGTGGAGGTGGTTGTTCCATGCCCCGAGGTGCTTCTTGAGGGCCGTCCATTTGTCCCACCCCACGACCCTCTGCCGGTCCGCTCCGTAGATGCAGGACGTGTCCAGATGAGCCCACTCCAGCATGTTGCGAAGCTGGCTCGGAAGGACGATATCCGCGTCGACGTGCAAGATCCAGTCCTGACCGCCGATGGAATCCAGGACCCGGTTGATGAGCCGGGCCTTGTTGAACTTTCCGCCCCGCTTGTGGTCGTCCGACATCACATGACGGAGGTTGTGCTTGCGGCAGACCGCCCGAGTTTCCTCGTCGTCCTCGCTGGTGACGACCACCAGCTCGTCCACAAGCGGGAGATTGAACGGGAGCGTCTCCTTGAGGAAGTCGCCATAGCCGACACAGACCGTGATGGCTTCCAGTTTCATTTCAGACTTTCACGCTGCAAGAGATACCGGCCTTTCGGAAACTGCACTCTTCGAGTTCACACGGCTCGAAGTGGATCAATGCCCCGCCTAGCTCTTTGCTGGGTCGGTTGCGGCAGGGGGCGAGGGAGGCACCGCCGCTTTGGAAAAAGCCGACAAGGTAGCCGCCGTAACCTGATCCTTGAACTGCTGAGCAAGCAACTTCAACGCCTCTTCCTTGGCCTCTTGTTCGGCAAACTGAAGAGCGGCAACGAAAGCCTGGTGGGCTTTGCTGGGTTGACTGGACACGAGAGTAGCTCCTTTGGCTTTGTTGGGGAGAATCGAGGCGCCGATCGAGAGCAGATCCCCGAGTCCCATCCATCCCTTCAGCCATAGGACCACGAGGAACCCGCTAGCACCGACCACAGCAAGTATAGGGTTCATAGTGGTTTCACCCTCTTCTTCGGAATCGCAATCGCTGAGGCCGCCAGGATGACCAGGACGATCAACGCGTGCTTTCCGTCTACGCCGCCGGGAAGTTCTGGCTGAGAAGGCCCTGGGTCCTTCTTCCTGTCGTAGTTCGGGTCAGCCTTCCTCAGTGCGGTAGCCAGACCTTGCGGTCCTGACGAGTAATCGCTGGCTCTCCAGATCACTCGGCCTTGCGGGTCCTGGATCACGATGGCTGGCTTGTCCGTCGCTTCGTGGTAACCGAGGTTACCCGATACCTGCCAGTCCGTAGGGGCGAACTCGTTGAACCAAACCTTGTCCTTGAACTGAGCCAGGTCAGGGTGTTCCCTAAGGTCCTTCGCGACCGCATGCGTGTCGTCTGGATTTCCGATCGCCGTGACGAACAGCTTCTCTGATGGTTGCTCATGGTCCTGGACCTTGTCCACGAAATCCACGGATTCACGTGAGTTCGCAGTGTAATGCGGACGCTTGCCTAGATGTCTCGGGTCCACGCCGAAGTTAATGGATCGATCTGGGCCTCTAGAAGCCCCGTCCTGGGGTTCTCCGGGCTCCGCCTTGGGTCTGGCCTCTCCTGAGTCTCGGGCCGCTCTGGCGGCCTCCAGGGCGGCCTTGTTGGCCGGCAGCTCGGGGTCCCAGTTAATTAGGCCGTCGGCTTGCTGGAAGCCCCACACTCTAAGGCTTAGTCCCTGGTATCGGGTTCCGTGCCATCCATACACGGGTCGCTGGTCTCTGGGGTAGAGGATCGGAGGTGGCTGAGCCGGGATATAGATCGGAGCCATCGGAGGAGCCATGGGCGCCATGGGTGCCATGGGCTGGAAACCACCCATTGGGAAACCGCCCATTCTGAATCCACCGGAAGGGAAGCAGGAACCGCCCGAGCACTGACCAAGTGCGGCGGCAAGAATCAAAGTCGTAAGCATGTCAATGACCTCTGGGGATTGGAGGCGGAGGGCTCTCCAGGAACACGTAGGCCCATCCCTGGCCCCCGGGATGCTTCCATCGATCCAGAAATTCCGATCGCGTCATCCACTCGTAAGTCCCCGGAAAGTTGTTGTCAATGATGCAGGCCCACTTCTGATCGATGTGAATCAGAATGACCATATGGTAAATGGTCTGGCCTTTCCCGTATCGCTCTCCATAACCATAGGTCACACAAGCGGGGCTACGCGCAGCGATGGCGGTGTCTAAAATTGCCGGGTCTTTCCCCTCGTACTGAACATACTTCCGGTGGGGGGCATGCTCCTTGAGGACCTTGTCCACCTTTTGTGGCCAGCCGCCACCGTTAGGGATCTTATGGATGATATCCACAAGTTCCGTGATGTGGTGCCAGCGTGCAGCCATGTCCATGGAAGCGAACACACAGAGCCCTGAACCGTCCTTGGGAGCCCCGAAGTTCTTGACGTGCTGCCCCGGCGGCAAATCGATCGTCACTTCCGTGCCGTTATATGTGGAACCTCCAATGTCAGCCCAGGCTTTCGGCAGAACCAGGGCCAGAGCCAGGGCAAAAAGGGCTTTTTTCATGGTTATCCCTTCATTTTTTGAGCCACAACCAGAGCAATAAGCAGAGGAGCAAGAACCACGAGCACTCCAGCCAGAAGCCCGTCATAAAACCCCCGCTTATAGAGCGTATCCAGGGCGTCCGCGAGAGGGCCAAAGAAGGCAATGACGCTAGTCACGGTTAAAACCACCCTTGTAAGCAAAATCCTGTAGTTTTTCTTTCGCGGTCGCGAGGGATCGGCGCAAGAGCATCTCGTCGAGTCCATACTCGGCGGCCTTGAACTTCAAAGCCGTCTTTTCCTCGCCGTACATGCCGAGATTGCAACCCAGGGCGAGGCATTCGTGGAGGTCGAGCTTCTGAAGGAACTTCCCTATGACCTCGTTGGACTCCTCCGCCTCTTCCTTTCGAATCATCAGCTCCAGAGGGTCGAGTTCTGTCTCGTCCACATAGAGGCCGTTGATTTCCTCGTGGTCGCGGGCCGCACGGAGGAGGTTTTCCAGGTTCTCCCTGGCCACTTCGATGCCAGCCGCCGCGGCCTTGAAGGTCCCCGCGGTGTTCGCCTGGAGTTTGACGCATCGGGAGCGCTCGAACAGCTCCGCCATGCGGTTCCGGATGATGGTCTGAGCGAAGCAGAGGTAGCTCGACTTCGATGAGTCGTACTTGCGGTCCCGTTCGCTCAACTCGATCCACATTTCGAGGAGTAGGTCCTCGGGATCGAACGTGACTTTGCCCTCGGGAGAGAGCTGGCGATAGAAGCGAAGAGCCTCGCGGACCAGGAACCGGCCGATAGAGGCGATGCGACGTGAAAAGTCAGCAGCCTGCGCGTCCTGTCGAGACAGGGGATCGCACAGGCTCGCAAAGTATTCGAGCAGCGGACGTTCAGATTCTTTGGGCATTGGTCAGAAAAGGTCGAGAAACGGTTTGTCTGGGCAGATTATCCCTACATTTACTTTTACCCCAGGCTCAGAACCCCAGAGACGAATTATCTCTTGGGCGCAGACCTGGTTGTCGTTGAGGAAAATCGTGCCCTGGATGCCGTCTTCGACTGCTTTCAAGAGATTGGTGCTGTCGGGAAGTGCCTTGCCTAGCTTCTTCCAGCGAGAATGGCTGGGTATCCACTTGAAGCGCGGATAGCAGAGCTGGCCGTGAAGTGATTCGTCGTCTGAGCGGATCGTGAACTGGCAATAGAGGTAGATCGGTTCAACGGACGGCTCGTAAGGCCATGCGTCCCTGGCGGCTTCGCCAACCTTCTCCTGCCATTCGATGAGTTCGGGCTTCTTCCGGGCACCCCCGAAGCGCCCCACCAGCGGAGCGCTCCAGGGTATCGGCGTGCCCACCGCTTCGAAGTGAATCGAGCGAGAAAGGTTGAGGCTCAGGGTCATGGATTTGAGGTTTCGCGTATCCCGCCGCCCAACATCCATCCGTTAGGATACCGGGCGTCCAGCTTGGCCATGTTCGCGCGGGCACATTCAGCAAGAGATGTGTTAAACAGGGCGCACAGGGCATCCAGGGAGATCAGGACGAAGAAGACGCTCTTGGCCTGGTCGTCAACGTTCTGGCCTTTGCGGTGCCATCGGATCTTCTTGAACCGGTTGGACAGCATTCCGGCGTTTGCCGACATCTCAATCAGGACATCCTGGCATTGATGTAGCCAACCGATAAGGTTCTGCTGGACCTCCTGGGGGGCGTCATCCAGCTTGGAAATCATCTGGGCCGGGATCTTCATCACGGCCATGTAAGACGCCGCGAATCCGGCGGCCTGCTCGTCCGGGATCATCCGGCCGATCTCGCCTCTCCCCCGCAGTATGGATTCGTCGATCGTGTCGGCGACCCACGAGGCGGTGAAGATCACGTCACCAATCTCGTCCCGGATCTTTGTCAGGAACTCCGGGCTGACCAGGCCGCTGTCGGCTCCAAGGATGACGGTTGACAGCTCGGCCACTTCGCCGACGCACTCGTGGATCGCCTGGTCCATCTCGTCGAGCCAGATCGGCGCACGAAGGGCGGATGGCTGGCACTTGGTTTCACGCCACTGGCAGTAGTCCTGCCAGGTCAACTTGGTTTCCTGTTTTGCTGGAGTTTCCGGCTCAGGAAAATCGACTGTTTTGGGAACGATGATTCCTCCCCTGGATCGCTTCTCCTCTTCCGGGAAGAATCCGCCGTTCTCAGGCCCGTAGCCGCCAGGCGTACGAACCTGAGCAACCGGCCCCACGTTCACCGGCCGCTTGATGCCGACCTTGCGGTCGCGGGACTGACGGCCATCCCTCAAGGGGATGCTGTCTGGAAGCAGTTCGGTCTTGTTGCCTTCTTCTCTCATCATTTCTCCTTGATCGTCAGGTGCTCGATCTTCTCCACGATCAAGCCAAACATCACGAGGTTCTTGTCTGCTGTCTTGCTGCCCATGTTCCTCACGTTGAGACCATAGGACACCTTCACGTCCGGTCCAACACCGTCGAACCTGACGGCCTTGCACCCAACATAGAGCCGGATCGGTTGGGAGCTAATGGGGGCCTTTCCAGGATGGAGGTTCTCTGGCATCTTGTCGAAACCGTAGAGCTTGGTGGCCATCTTGATGATGGTGACCTCGTCACCCGTGAGTCTGCCGGTTCTCTGCACGACAACGTTTCGAGCGGGCTGCCCGGTCTGTGTCCTCCATGTGCACTTCCAGTTACCACTGGGCTCGATCTCGATCACGCGTCCGAGGCTCGGCGTCATCTTGTTGTCAACGAACAAGTTGATCCGGGGATTGTAGTCCACTACTGCCTTGTGGTGGGGTTGGAGGGATGCCAGAAACAACGCAATGATGGTGCTCACTTTCCACTTCTCCACTTCCTGATTCTAGCTGGAATCAGCTTGTCTACCAGTACCGGGTTCAGTTCACAACCAAGCCAGTCCCTTCCGTTCATCTCGGCCGCGAGAGCCGTGGTGCCGGCTCCCATGAATGGGTCGAACACAATCGGAGGAACATACAGAGGTGCACAGGGGCATCCTGTCCACCCCAATGTTTCTGTGTAGCAAACATGCCTCTGGGGGTCCTTCTTCGCCTTGCCGGCCGGGTCAACCTTCACGTCGAGGCCAGGGCGGGTCGGAACCCGGTTTCTTGCCAGAAACCTCGTGTAAGGTTTCCCGCAGCCCTCGCAGTTTCCCTTATCTGATGTCGAGCACTTGATCAGTCTGGAGGCCAGCTCCACCGGCATCGCTGCGAAGAAATCAGAGTCAACCTCCTTGCAGGTACATTCCGGGTATCGAGGCGCCTCGATCCAAATTAGCTGATCGTTTCCGTGCAGAGGACAGTCCGGATTCACTTCCATGTACTTGCCGCCGGTCTTGAAGTCCGACATCAGCCTCCTGCCGTTGATGCCAGTGGTCGGGATCGTCCAGACCGATCGCGGCTGAGAATAAAGAGTGCGGCCTTCTTCGTGCTGGTACTTCGACTTCTCCTGTATCGCGTACCCGTCGTAGTAGTGGTCGGCGGTCTTGGTGAACATGAAGACCGACTCGTGTGAATAAATCGGATGGCGCCCGGAGAAGTGCGGATTCGAGTTTGGTTTGTTCCACACTAGCTCTACGACGAGACGCCACCCGCATGACCGTACGACAGAAGCGAGACGATGCGGCACATCGAGACACTCGCCTTCCCGACTGTCGGACGGGCATAGCTTCTTGTTCTTGCTGTTACACCAGGTGTCCCCGATGTTCAGCCAGAACGTCCCCGTGGGTTTTGTGATCTTGAAAATACTCTTGGCCAGAACCTCCATCTCCAGGAGGTAATCCGCCAGTCGCCGACCTCCGACCTCCTTGCTCTTCAAGGGACTGTCTTCAGGCAGGTAAGACCTGAGGCCCCAGTACGGAGGAGAGGTTACGGTTGCATCCACGAACTCGGCAAAGCCTGCCTTCTCCCAGCTCCAAAGCAAGGATAGGCAGTCCCCGTGATACACTTTGCCGAGTTCGGGATGGTTCAACGGATTAACCTCCGGTAAGGAAGGCGGTCTGCCAGTCGCGCCACGCCTGGCCGCGAGGGCTGACCCGCGAGAGCCATGCGTTGTTGGTGGCGTCGTAGGGGATGTTTCTGACCTTGCCGTCCCTGGCGTCACCGAAGCCGGGCGACTGCCCTGACCAGGAGTAGATGCCCCAGGTCGCGCCGTTGGCGTTGACTTCCAGGGTGTGAGCGTAAAGGGTCAGAAGATCCAACCCGAGGTTTTGCATCGTACTGTAGTAGCATAGCTCAGTGTCGTAGGCGTCCGGGTGGTCCTTGGCATCCCAGGTTCGCGGGATCTGGTTCGTGGAGCCGATCGGGCAGAACCGCTCCAGGGCACCCTCGTAGCTCCATCGCTTGACCCTTCCTCCAAGCCAGGTCTCGTAGGTAGTGATGGCCAGCATCGCCGCTTGAAGTTGAGTGCCGGCAGTGAGGTTGTCGGCAGAGTAGGTCAGCCACGCCCGGTAGAGACTGTTGAGCTGGCGGGGCGTGAAGGCGTTGGTGGTGGCCGCCCATGCCGACGGAAGATCCAGGTAGGGAGCAAACCCGATGATGTCTGCCCGAACGTTGTGGGCGATGGCGGCGCCCGTGACCTGACCCAGAAGGCCCATGTTCCAGTACAGTGCTAACTGTACATCCGCTGCCCTGGCTCCGAAGACGGTCTTGAAGATGTTGACCACTTGCTGGGTCCGGAGAACCTCGTAGGTCGCACTGAAACCGCCAGGAGAGTAGAGTTGACTGCCGAGGGCATTGGCAACGAATGTCTGAGTGAAGGCTGAGTTCCAGTTCTCGTTGGCAAGTTCCGGAATCACTAGCTGGCCCGCAACCGAGTTGTTGAGGACCTGAGTCGCGATCGCCGTAACGCAGGCGTCATTGGCAGCAATGGGGATGGGGATGTGGATCGCACATCCCTTGTACTTCGAGGCGGCCGCCGACACGAAGTAGTAAGGCGTGAAACCGCCAAAGGGGCTGTTCTGGTGAGCCGTGGCGCTCGCTCCCAGGACAGTCGTAGCCGTGACCTGGGATGCTGTGTTGTTCGGAAGTCCGGTCACAGGCCCGAAGTAGACGAACTGGGTGGAGTTCACCGGGAAGCAGAAGACTGCCGCCCCCGAAATCGTGAACGGATTGCCGGCGATCGTGAAGGCGGTTGGCGCGCCAAACGAGAGCGAGAGCATCTGGCCGGTCTGGAATCCGTGGGCCGCCGCACAGGTACAGAGACCGACCCAGTTTGCTCCATAGTTGAAGCGGCTGAGGTTGGCAGCCGTCATCGGGACCAGCGTGCCGTCAGGAGCGGTGTAGGACAGCGATCCATCCGAGGGGCACGGGTCGATCTGGGTGATGCTGACCGTCGCGTTGGGTTTGGGACTGACGGCCCACGGCATGGGGCCTGTCCCTGGAAGATCGGTCGCAAGAACCGTGTTGCTCTGCCCGGCCGAGGCGCAGGTGTCGATGAATCGCAGGCTCGAAGGACCCTTGCTGCCGATTCGGATCTGACTGTCGATGCTCTGCTCGAAGCAGCCGTTTCCGCTGTCCCCGTAGTTGTCTACATTGTTGGCCATGTAGATCCGGGGATTGGTGTAAGACGGTGAGTTGGTCGGGTGGACGTTGCACCGAAGAGCCAGGATCGGGTTACGGGTCGTGTTGGAAGCGCTGGGAACAATCGAGTAGATCCTCGCGGTTCCCGTGGTTCCGTTTCCGGTCGCGCCGCCGATCTGGGTGACCGTGAAGTTGGCGTCCGCAGCCACGATATCCAGGGTCGTGCGAGGGTCGGCGGAGTCCCAGATCAGAGTAACTGTCCCCGAGAGAGTCGGAAGGTCCTGAGGACTGGAACCGAGCGTATCGAGGGGAGTGTAGGATGCAGCCTGAAAGATGTTCTGACTACCGAAGCCGGGCGTCAGACTGGTTACGTTGCCGGCAGAGTCCAGTGTGCGGGCGGCACTATCCCAACCCGAGAGTCTCTGTGCGAAGTTCTTGGGCATCCCCTGTAGGGAGCCCCGCGTCAGTCCGCCGTGGGCGAAGTTCATGCCCAGGGCCATGGTCTTGGTGGCGGGCAAGGGGAAGTCGGTCTGGCATGCGTAGTTGGTGACCGGCAGGCTCAAGGCCGCCGCACCCGAGTACCACTGGGCAGGAGCCGTGACGCTGAGGGCGTTGTAGGCGTTCACGCCCACGCCGGGAGGCAGGGTGAAGCTCCAGAAGTTGGTATCGACCGGGCCGGGGGTCAGAGCGATCGGGTTTCCGTCCGCCATGAGGGTCGGAGGAATGAGAACCGGGGAGGTGGCTCCCGGGTTGCGGATGATCAGAAGTGTGCCGCACTTGGCCATGTACGCAGAGAACGCCATCAGAAGAATTCCCCTTGTTTCAAGATGATCTGAGACACGATCGAGGCGGCTTCCTTCTGGGTTGCCGTTCGGGCCTGCTCCTCCGAGACGCCGGATTCGAGCATGCGCTTAACGTACTGGTGAGAAGCCAGTCCCTTTTTCTCCCGGCTCTTGAGTTTCGAGATGAGGCGGGACGCGCCCCAGAGGTTCATTGACTGCGCGTTCTCGACGCCCATGGATGACAGAAGATCGACCTGAGCCCTGGTAGCCTCACCGCCGTAGCGCGAGTTGAAATCCTTCCCACGGCGCATTCTGAGGTTTAGAACCTTGCCGATCCCGAACGGGGTCGAGTCACAAGAACTATAGATCGTTGTGAGCTTGCCAGTGTAATGAACCTGAACGATCCCTCTCCGGAGATCGTTCTCGATCCCTTTCAGTTCCGCAAGGACGTCGATATCCCTGTCCTTGTATTCCTTGCTCCTGAGTCTCTTTTCGAGGATCTCCATCGCCTCATTCTTTTCCTCGGAGCAGAACAGGTCATGAGCCATGCAGAGCCGGCGGCTACGGTCGTCAGTCTTCCAGTCCAGGTCCAGGACCAGGCAGTTTGTCTTGCCGATCGAGGGGCAAAGCCTGAGCCCCCTGCCGACCCGCTGAGCGAATACGGATCTCTTTTTCGTGGCGCGGGCGTTCACCACGCAGGAGATGCTCGGCATGTCCCAGCCTTCGACCAGCAGATCGCTGCAAGTCACGACCTGGGTCTCCCGCTCCTTGACCCGGTTGAGGCGTTCTTTCCTGACCTCTCTGGTTATTCCGTATTCCCCTCCTTCTCCAGCTACGTACTCGGCCTTGCGGCCCATCTGGCGGAGCATATCCGCGACCAGAGAGGATGACCCGCGGTCCGGACAGAAGACCACTGTCTGGCGGTCCCCGATGTTTACATGGATCTGGTAACAAAGGCGCTCGATCTCTGGGCTGAGCCGGTCGGCCAGATCCCCGGCGTTGAAATCGCCGCCGGTCGTCCTGATCCCTCGGAGGTCCACGGGAACCTTGATCCTTCGGAGGGTATAGGGCACCAGATAGCCATTCTCGACAGCGTCGCGCAGGCGAAGCTGGTATCCGATCTTGTCGAATATTTCTCCCAGGTTTCGCTTGGCGGAATCTGGCGTCGCCGTAATACCAAGGACTTTGGCTCCCTCGAAGTAGGAAAGCACGTCCTGGTAAGACTTTGCGCCGGCGTGGTGTGCTTCGTCTACAACGATGAGACCAAAATGATCCTTCGGGAATCTGCCAGCCATCCGGTCAGCGTAAAGGGACTGAATGGTGGCCACCACGACCTGAGCCTGGAACCCCTTCTCCTTGGACCAGTCATCATGAGAAAGGGAACCCGACTCTATGGCGGTGTCGAAGTCGAAGGCCTTCACGTAGGTATTTGCTGCTTGCTCGATCAGCTCCGTCCGGTGAGCAATGAACAGGACGGGGCTGCCGATGCTTTGAAGGAACCAGTCAGCGATCAGGCCCGACGTGATCGTTTTTCCGGTTCCGGTCGGCATGGCAACAAGAACGGCGTTGTGGCCGCTTCTCCATGCTTCCACAACGCCGCAGAGAGCCTCGATCTGGTATTCCTCCCGCCTGATGGTCGGCGGGAGGACCAGAGTTCTGGGATCGAGCATCAGGTCCAGTCCTCAAGTTTCGGATGGTAGGCGCCGCCGTAGCAGCCTTTGCACGCGTCTTCGGTTTCCTTGTCCTTGCCCGTGCCCATGCAGGTCCCACAGACCAACCAGTCGCGGGGATGCGCCATGCGGGAAATCTTGGCCACCGAGTGAAAGAAGAAGCCGTTGCCGTCAGGATGGCGCGTCTCCAGGCAGTATTTCTTCCAGGGCTTGCGGATTCGCGCCACGGACTCGTAGATCCGCCGGTACAGGATGGCGTCGCGACGGAAAGGACCTTTGCGCTGGAGCAAGGCCAGGAGGCGGTGGCAGTGGCGGGCAAGCCATTCGTCGTCGGTGAGGTCGGCCTCCTTCGTCCTCTTCTTCTCCTCGTCCTCGGTGCTGGCCTCCTCTTCGGCATCCGAGCCAGCCGCCTTCTTCTTTCCGCCGGAACGGGCCTTTGGGGCTGCGGCCTTCTTCTCCGCCGCCTTGGCGCCGGCCGTCTTCTGGGCCACCCGCACCGCCTCGTCGTGGCTCATGCCGGCCGCGATCATCTTGATGGCATTGTCCACCTCCTCCTGGTCCTTCAGGGAGGCCAGCTTGGCGGCGACCTCGTCGTTGCAATTGCTCGCGTGGAGGGCCTTGAGCTGGTCCTCGGTCAGATTGTTGACGATCGTGCACAGGCGCTCCGCCGAGGACTTCGCGATCCCCAGGGCGTTCATCAACACCTGGTAGAAAGGCGTGTTCTCCTCCGCGATCTCCTTGCGACGTCCGTCGATCCGCTCGGCCCGCTCCTCAGTGGTCGGCTCGGACTTCTCCGCCTCGATCTCGGCATCAACCTGCTTTGCCGCCTCCTTCTTCTGCCGGAAGTTGGCTCCGGTCCCGTGGGCCAACGGATAGCGGGCCTGGTGGATCGAGGACCAGTCCTTGATGGACAACTTCGTCTGAAGCTCGTCGAGGCCCATGCGGAAGAGGTTCTCCGCGTACTCCATGGCCTTCGCGAGTTGTTCGTCCAGGTCGGTGGCGACCCGGCACGGGATGTCAGTCCAGTTCAGGATCTTGGCGCAGGTGTAGACGCGCTTGCGTCCGCAGATCACCTTGTAGGTCCCGGGCTTTCCAGCCACCGGCATCACCACCGGGAGCTGGATCAGTCCGTCCTTGGTGATCGAGTCGGCCAGGGAGTGACAGAAGTCCTTGGTAAACGGCGTCCTCGTCGTATCCGGTTTCTCGATCGTGAGACATTCGACCGGTATCGTTTGTTCGGTCATGTGTTCGTATTGCTCCGTCTGTGCGGTGGTGTTGGTCAGGAGGGTGTGGGTTGTCATCGGCGACGACATAGAAGCATAGGTCCCTTCGGAAGCGGGAATCTCGTGAAACCTCAAAACGAGGCTTCAGCGAAAATCGGCCTGTAGTCGTGTGAAAGAGAGATCATGTGAGGGATGAGAAACAGAAGAAAAGCCCTGGAAAAATCCCGTATAAGTGTTCTCTTATGGACGTAACTCCTTTCAGGATAGGGGGTTGGAATCTTCATCTGAGTTTGTCTATCTTTCTGTTTGGAGGAATGGTTATAATGACATTTAACAACAGCTCCCTTCCTTAAACCGTAGCGGGCAGGATGACCGCGGAGGGGGAGGGGGCTGTAGGCCCCCCATCCGTCTCGTAGCCAGCGCGAGCGCAGAAGGCAGCCTGAGGTGGGCGAGTACGCCTGGACACCGTCGGAGGTGAGGAAGGACAACGTCCTGACGAGCCGACAAAGCTAAGCGTTCGGAGCGGAGCGTAGAACGCGTGCGCAGACATGGATGTCCTTTGCTCGTGAGATTCAGACTTCGTCGTACAGACGAAGCTGAAGCGAACACTATTGAGCGCGCTTGTCTTTTTGTTCTAGGAAGAAGAGAAGAAACGACAAGGGGGAGTTAAGGGAAATTGCGCTTGCTTGTTAACGCAGTTTCCGGATAAGCAAACGTTTGTTCCTTCACCGTTCCTTCACCGTTCTGAGAACGTTCTGGGAACGGTACTGGAACGGTGCGCACCGTTCAGCACCATTTTATGCGATTCAAGCGTCGTCAGTCAGAACGAAGAGAATCCAGGCAATCCTGCCATGAGGGGAAGGCGCCCAGCTCGACGGCCAGGTCAAGGAAGCTGAGGACCGTGCCGCGGCCATGGTCCATGTAGACGCCCGTCGTCGGGCAAAAGGTCGCACTCGGGTGCCGGTCGTCCCTGTCGATCGCATGGCATACCATCCACTGTTGCGCGGGGTTCGACTTCATCGAGAAACGCAGCCCCCACTGTCGGGCAAGCCTGACCTTCTCCGTAGGGGACACCCCGATAATGACGGAATCGCGATCGCTTGTCAACAGGCCAGAAAAAAAAGTTGTAAACTTTTCGTTACATGGTGGACGGAACTTCACCACCGGCTTAAACGTGGGAAGCTGGGTAATCCAGTTAGGCAGGTAGTCTGGAAGTGCCACCACCTCGGGCCTATACCTTCCCGACCATCGATAATGTAAGCCGGTTTCTACATGAGTGGATGGCGGAGCGATTGCAAGGGCACCATCACCAAGGATGCGTATTTCTTTATGCTTAACCAGGCGTTCGGAATTGGGTGATTCCTGGACTGCCCATAGAAGGCGTGAGGGGAATTCCCCTACATCCTCGGGTATGCGGAAATAGAGATGGCGGCCACCTCCGCCGGTCTCGCAGATCCAGTGCAGGTCTGGACTCCACGAGTATTGCCGGCAGAGATGCCGCCATTTGATCTGCGCGTCCTCGCCGTCCAGGTCAACCACCACGATCTTTGTGGATGCCTGGACGCGGGCGCCGGTCACAAGTTGTAGGTTTCGGGCTCGTCCCCAGTTCCGCTCGCAGTACCAAGAGGGGTGAATCCCTGAATCGCGAAGAACCCCGTATCCTCCAGCAATTGCGGGGCACTTTCGTTCCAGACAGGACGGGAGAGGGAGGAGGCCGCACGTTCGGAAGCGTCGAGCAGCTTCCAGTGCAGCCCGAGTTTCGAGTCGCAAGGAATCAGTCCCTCTGCCACCTCAGCGAATTCGAGTCGAGCACCAAACATATCTACCACATCTCGAACAAGGGAATCCCGCTCCAGCGGGTCCAGGATTTGCGGCGGTATCTGGCTCCGCCGCAAACTCAGAAAGGGATGTCGTCCACCGGGGTCTCGGGGACCGCCGTCGTCTCCTTGGCCGCATCGGCGATCATTTTTTCGACCTTGGCCTTGCAATTCTTGATCCACTTGACGTCGGTGCAGGCCCGAAGGCTTTCCATGACCTGGCCGCGCTTTCCCTTGCCGTCCGCGACAGAAGAGGCGATTTCACCCAGGGCCGCGATGACCTCTCCGTCCTCTGGACGTCTTCCGTTCTTGCGTTGCAGCAGAGCCGAGGTGGCCGCTGCGAGGGCCGACTTCGTGGCCATGAGGTCGATGCCCGCCGCATCCTCCTCCTCCGACACCTTAGGCGGCTCTTCCTTCTGGATCGCCGGCCCGAACTCACCTCCGTAACTGGCGAGGGTCTTGATGAAATCGACGGTCCTGGTCAGGCACTCCTGAAGGAACTCGGCTGACCACTGATCGACCTGCCAGGGCTGGCCGTTCCTCTTGGCGAAGTCGGCCATCTTCTGGACGATGGGGAACTTGAACATCTCCTCCATCTTCTTGCCCCAGGCATACGCCGCCTTGGAGCCGTGCTTGCCCCACGGCGGCTGAATGCCGAAGGCTTCCCTTCCTTCTCGTCTGTCAACCTCGGGAGTTCTGGCTTCGGTCGTCTTGACCGGTGGGCCGCCCTGGCTGCCGAAGACAGGAATCCCGGAAGCGGGACATCCGAACTCCTCCGAGATGAAGCTCGGCATCCCCTCCTGGTAGAGGTCACGTCCGATCCCAAAGCAAGCCGCGCACGCCTTGAACGCGTTCGAGCACGCCGTCTTGTAACTGGCATCGGCCGTGCCCATGTCGTCGTTCGGCCCTCCGCACCAGCTCCGCTCTACCCGGATCGGGTAACCGTTCTCGACGTCGGGAGCCATGACGGAAATGGAACAAATGACGCCCCGATCGGAAGGGACGAACTTCAGGTCCCAGCTATGCGGACCGGCCACCTCATCAAGGCGATTCATGATCGCCCTTGGTCTGAGGTAGGTGAAGTTCTTGCCCCGCGGCCCCGGGCGCTCCTCGTAGCTGTCACGAGGAAACGGCGCCATGAGGCGGGACCAGAACTCTTTCTGCGCTTCATTCATTGACATGGATGCAATTTTCCCTCTCGTTTTCGACCAAAACCTGTGAAACCTCAAATCGAGGCTTCAGGGATTTTGGAGTTATCTAGCCTGACGCAAAGGTAACGGTAGCTTACGTTGGTGAGACCATGTCGAATCCCAATTCAAAAATCGAGCACGAAGGCATCAAGAGCCTTCTGAGCCAGCGGCGGCTCGGCAACGACGCCAACCAGCTCCTCAATGACATCATGGATCGCTGGGGCGGCCCCAAGTCATTTGCGGAGTCGCTTTATCGCGAGTTCCTGGCCGCCAACGAGGGTTCCCTCATCCGCCAGAACATCCTGGAAATGATTCAAAAGTTAGTGGTGAACAACACAAATCATAATATCACCAGGATCGTGGACCCGTCCGACCTGGACGACGAAGAGATCGAGGGTGAGTTGAATGTCTTCATCTCGCGGGCCTCTGGGTTCCAAAGAGAGCGGATGGAGCCGAGGCCCAAGCAAGCCAGGTCCGTCCCGACCGAGGAAAAAGAAGGGTACTAACGAGCCCGATCCGGCTCCTCTGAGCCAGGAACAGTTAGAGGAGATGCTGCGCGCCCTCCAGCAGGAGGCCGTCGCCCACAGGCAGGAGGTCTCCGAGTGGGCCATCACGGAGCGCCAACAGCCAGACACTCCATTCTCCGAGGCCGAGGTCACCCAATTCCACCTACTATTGCATGAGAGAACACGACGCAAGAAGGAGGCACTGAGACTCTATGAGCCGCTCCCATACCAATCAGACTTCCACCGTTCGGATGCTCCCGAACGCTCGATACGGGCGGGAAACCGGGCTGGGAAGACACTTGCGGCGGCGGTTGAATTCGCCCGGGCTGTCACCGGGCAAGATCCTCATGGCAAATACCCTCGTTCGGGTCGAGCAATTATTGTCGGCAAGGACGAGAAGCACTGCGGAGAAGTGCTCTTCCGCAAGCTCTTCCGGCCCGGCGGATTCAAGGTCATCAGGGACGAGGTCACCCGCCAGTGGCGAAGTTACGACCCCAACACCGACGAGCCCAGACGCAAGGAACGACGAAACGCCCCTCCCCTGATCCCTTCTCGCTTCTATTCCCAGGGCGACATCGCATGGGGAAAGAAGCGGGAGGAGATCCCTCGCAAGATCGTTCTCAATGCGGGGACCGACACCGAGTGGGAGATTTACTTCTTCTCCAGCCTTGGAGAAGCCCCTCAGGGATGGGACGTCGATATCGTCTGGTTCGATGAGGAGATCGAGCATCCGAGCTGGTATGTCGAAATGGCCATGAGGCTCGTGGATCGATCGGAATACAATGAAGAAGAACAGCGTTGGATCGGCGGCAAGTTTCTCTGGTCGGCTACTCCGCAGGCGGGGACGCTCAGGCTATTTGAAATTCATAAGCGCGCTGCGGCTTGCCTCGGAGACCCCAAACCCCAAGTTACCGAACACTGGGCAACCATCTTCGACAATCGCTACCTCGCAGAGAAGTCGAAGATGCAAGCCCTGGCCAAGCTAGGGGGAAATGAGGATGAGATCCGGGTCAGGATCTACGGCGAGTTCGCTCTTGCCGGCATGCGGATCTACGGCGAGTTCAACCAGCACGGACCCCATTGCTGTTCTTCGTTTTCTATCCCGTCTGACTGGTGTCGATACATCTCGATCGACCCTGGCCGACAGGTCTGCGCCGTTCTGTTTCTCGCAGTGCCCAAGCCGCTTCCTAGCGCTCACGAACACTTCGGGCACGTCTACATCTACGACGAACTCTATCTGAAGCGATGCACGGCCGAGATTCTGGCCGATCACCTCTGGCTGAAGCTCCAGGAACACACGGTCTACGAAGCGATCATAGACACCCATGAGTCGAGGAAGCATGAGACTGCTTCCGGCATAACCGTGGACGAGCAGTACCGCCGGGCGATGGAAAAGAAGGGGATCAGGTTCGAGGCCACGAACTCTGTGACCTTCACGGCCGGCAGCGACGATGTTCAGTCGCGTATCTTGGCAGTCAAATCCGGCCTTCGCATCGAGGAAGGGCGCTCTGTCCGCTGGGTCGTCTTCCGGGACAAGTGCCCAAACTTTGTCTGGGAAGCAGAGAATTACTGCAACAAGAAGGATGTCAAGCACGGGATCGTCACGGATGAACCATTGAAACTTCACGATCACCTCATGGATGCGTGGGCCATGGCGGCCGCGCACGGCCTTCCCTACCGAAGACCAAAGGCCAAGGTCAGGAAGCCCTACGCCTTTGAGTACCTTGAAGAGAAGAAGCGTAAGAGACGCGACCGCTCAGGGTACGGAAATTCGATCAAGGTAGGTTAAGGGAAGGCCCATGTCAACCGCTCAGAGCATGCCCCAGGTTGGGCCTCCTCCAGCGCCCGACAAACCACTTCTCGTTGTTTCCCGCAGTACAGGCATGAAGGCGCTGGCCGTCCTGGCCGTCGCCGCCGTCGGTATTACCGGCTTTCACTTCGGAATGGCCGAAGGAAGGAAGTCGGGCCGTCCAGTCTGCAAGTGCGACTGCAAGCCATGCCGCAAAACCGGAGAGTCTGTTGATGTTCTCGATGCCTCGTCCAAGCCTGGGACCGGTGGTCTGGTACGCTGACGCCACCCCCGGCAAGGATTCCGTACCCGCGCCCGCAATGGTCACCGCCATCGGTGAGCGATCGGTCTCCCTGACCATCTTCGCCCCTGACAACCGTGGCGGCATTCCCAAGGACGGCGTGCGCCACTGTTCCGACCCGGACAACCGCATGCACCCGGGCTACGACGGCGGCTCCTGGGACTTCCTGCCCTCCGAGATCGCGATTGTTGGCAGACTCATGGCCCTCGAGGCAGAGATCGCCGAACTCCAGAACAGCATCACCCGCTGAAGCCTCAAATTGAGGTTTCAGCGATTTCGAGATAGCAGCAGGAATCTAAATGGCCGGTTTCGAGCGTTATGCTGAGGCGGAAATCGACCCGGTCTTGCGGTCCGTCTGCTATCAGTGGACGCAGAAGATCCGCCAGGCGGCCAATTTCAAAAGGGAAACCTTTGGCCGCTACGCCGAGGAGTGCGCCAACTTCTATAACGGCCCTCGCTCATGGGATGAGCTGATGATGGGCGGCATGGACTTCGGCATCGACGGCACGGGTGTTGATAGCAACTATCCGGAACCTGACTTCAAAGTCAACGTTAATAAAGCATTTGAATTCGTTACGATCTTCGGGCCGGCCTTGTATTACGAGAACCCGGTCCGGACGGTCAAGCCGAGGATGCCGGTCCAGATCCCCTGGGACTTCTTCCCGGACCCCATGACCTGGCAGATGCTCATGCAGGAGGAGCAGATCCGGGTCCGGACCGACGGCTTGCGATCCGTGCTCCTTGAGACCTACCTGAACTGGACGCCCCTGGAGTTCATGCTCCAGAGGGAATCCCGGTCCGCGATCGACGAGGCCCTCATTAAAGGCAGGGGTTGCCTGTGGACGGAGCTTTACAAGCCGCCGGGATCAAACTTCAGGGTGGTTCGATCCAAGTGGGAGTCGGTAGACGATCTCGTTATCGACCCCGATGCTACGTCACTTTCCAATGCTACGTGGATAGCGCGCCGCCGGTGTTTACCGTCGTGGCAGATCGAACGGGACTATGGACTCAGACGTGGCTCGATCCGGGGGAACTTGGAGTCGCAGGCTACGCAGTCCTTTTCAATGAATTCGTCCGAAATCCAGTACGACAGGAAGCGTGGTCTTACCAATGACCTCCTGATCTTCTGGCAGATCTGGTCCAAGATGGGCCTTGGCGGTCGGCTCTGGAACCAGCAGCCGAGCATCCGGGCGGCCACCGAGCCTTTCGGCGATTACTGCTACATGGTGGTTGCGGAGACGATTCCCTTCCCTTTGAACTGCCCCCCGGACGTGTACAATGATCCTGGTTTTGGCTCTGATCCTCGTGCTATCTTTTCACGATTTGCTTGGCCAACTCCATTCTGGTCCAAGGACCGGTGGCCGGTAGCCTGCCTCGATTTCCACCAGCAGCACAATTGCCCCTGGCCTCTCCAGCACCTCAAGGCCGGCATGGGCGAGCTAAAGTTCTTGAATTGGGTGGCCTCCTTCCTACTCGGTCACGCCCGATCCTCCCTCCGAGACTTCCTTGTCGTCCGCAAGTCGATCTCCGAGGAGATGAAACAGGCGTTGCTCCAAGGCAAGGACCTTGCCCTCCTCGAACTCGAAGCGGCACACGGAACGATTACCGACCTGGTCGGCTTCCTCCAGCATCCCCAGATCAACGGCGATGCCTGGAAACTGATCGAGTACGTGGAGAACCTGTTCGACAAGCGGGTGGGCCTCACAGAGCTGATGTACGGCGACTCAGGCGCCACCCAGATCCGCTCGGCCGAAGAGGTCAAGTCTCGCAACCAGAACATGAACGTCCGTCCAGCGGACATGGGGAAGCAAGTTGAGGACTGGATGTCTGAAGTCGCCCAAAACGAAAGCCTCGCGGCGCGCTACCATCTTCGGGGAGAAGACGTCCTTCCTCTTGTCGGCGGTCCTGGTGCTTTCTGTTGGGACGCTTATGTGGCTACTCTCGATCTTGTTGAGGCCGCTCGTCAGCTTGAGTACCGCATCGAGTCGGGTAGTACGCGACGTCCTAACAAGGAGTTCGAGTCGCGAACCATGACCGAGCTGGCCCAGATGCTCATTCCTGTCCTGAAGGAATACGCACAGGCAACCGGGGATCTCGGTCCCATCAACAACCTGATCGCGGACGTCGCCAAGTCCCGATCCCTCGATCCCAATCGATTCATGCTCCGGGGCCTGCCCTCACCACCGGCTCAACCCGGAGCCAGCGGGCAGCCCGACCCCGGCGGCACACAAGAACCGCAGCCCGAAGACGCAACCGGAGTTGAGCCTTGACCAGCGAACAGAGCGACCGTTACTTCCTGATGCGGCACCAGGGCGAGAGCCACAACATGGCGCTCATGCTGGCGACGAACTCCTTCCCGGGCGTGAGGGGCACGGACTCGGTATTCATGGCGGGCTCTCACTGCCAGGACAGCCCCCTCGATCGTATGCGGGAAGAGGCAGCCAAGGCCCAGGGAGTGGACACCAACGGGAAGCGGTACATCTCCGGCCTCGCCCGTTTCTCCAACGACCCCGAAGCGTGGGTTTCGGGTCTTGGCGACGTAAAACGAATCTGCGAGGAGCGTGGCTGGAACTGCCATGGCGCCATTGACGTCGAGGCCCCCGAAGCCACCGGCGACCCCTGGGACGGCGAATACCAGGCGGCTCCTGACCTCATTGAGGATCACGTCGAAAGGCGGCTTGGCCGCTACGACGAACGCCAGCTCAACGACTCCCTGATCGGCGACATCCGCCACGACGTGGTCCAGGAGCTTTCCGGCCATGTCAACCTCAGCCCTGGCGAGAGGGTTTCAGACTACGAAGACCCCTTCACGCTCCCCGGCATGGAGGAGTAATGTTTCTCACCTTCCAGGACTCCGTCTACTCCCTGCTCGACTACCTGGGTGCGCAGCCCGGGGACGTGGTTCTGCGCGACGCGAAGAAGGCATGTATCGAGGCCCTCCGTGATCTCATCCAGTCCCATACATGGACCTACCTGTACACCCATGGTCGAATCATCACAACCGAATCTTTCAGCGACGGACTTATCACGTTTGCTCAGCTCAGTGGACTTCCCCCAAATACCACTAGCGACGTGGTTACGCTTACTGGCGGCACTTGGCCGAGCTGGTCAGGAAGCGGCCTCTTGCGGTTTAACAACTACAATTACGATGTCCTGCAACGGCTATCCGGAACTCAACTTCAGCTTCGATCCGACCAAGCACCAACATCTGACGTTACAGATCCAATACCCTATGGTCTCTTTAGAGACTATTACTCCCTACCTAACGACTTCGCCGCCCAAGACGTCACCTTCATCCCCCTGAACTTCGGCGGCCTGGAGTATTGCCACCCCCGCGAGTGGCTGATGCAGACGGCGGACTGGGGCGTTCTTGGAACCCCCGAAGTCTTCACGATCATGGCGGACCCGAGCAGGCCACACGGGCTCTGTATCAAGCTGGCCCCGCTCCCCACGTTCCAGATCACGATCGAGTTCATTTATAAGCGGCACTCCCACGGCCTGAACGTCTTCAGCGAGACTGCCGGCTCCATCGTGACTGCCGCCAACTCCAACGTGATCGTCGGCACCGGAACGAACTTCACGAGCCAAATGGCCAACACGACCTGCATCCGGATCAGCGGCAACAACAAGCCGCCGACTCCCGAGTGGGGCAACAACCCTGCGGTCTTCGAGAGCAAGGTTACCTTCGTTGATCCGGTCAACCAGGTTCTCTCGACGTTCGACAACGTGCCGGCGGCCTACGCCAATGCCCCGTTCGTGATCTCGAACTACATCGACATCGAAACCGGCGCAATGATGCAGGCATACTTGCGATGCTGCGAGATGCACATCTCCATGAACCGCATATTGAAAGACAAGCCAAGTGCCAAGCAGCAATACGCGATGGCGCTTGAGGTAGCCAAATGTGCGGACTCCCGAAACATGATGCAAAGAAACGCCGGCCCTCCCCTTATGGTTCGCCGCCGGCTCAGCGATTACCCAATTGACTTGACGAGGGTTCAATAATGGCTCTTTCATATCGAACATCGGCGATTCTGGCTCAGGCGATTGCCGACCCGCAGGCCGCCGCCGACCTGGTTGCCGTGATCAACAGTGACGTTCCCGGAACGGCTGGCACCGTCACCTCGATCGTAGCCGGCTCCGGCCTTTCTGGCGGCACGATCACCACCTCCGGAACGATCGCCGTTTCGCTGACCGGCGACGGCACGGTAACAGCCGGAGCCCTCACGGTCACCAAGACCAGCGGAGTCGCCTTTGCCGCTTCCGCAACGACAGACACCACGGTCGCAACCAACATCTCCTCGGGTACTCTTTCCGCTGCGCGCCTTCCGACGACGGGCCTCACGATCACCCAGTTTGCAGGCGTCATCGGCACCGGCTCCATCGTCACCGGGACAGCCACCTTCGACCTGTCCACTCACAACTGGTACACCCTCACTCTCGATCACACCCAGACCGTGACGCTGGCCCTGTCCAACGCCACCACTGGACAGCAGTTCACTCTCGCTCTGGTTCAGGACGCGACCGGAACGAACCTCGTGACCTGGTTCTCAGGAATCAAGTGGGCCGGCGGCACGGCACCCACACTCACCACGACTGCCAGCAAAGCCGACGTGTTCACCTTCAAGTGCATCGGGACCGGCTCCTACTACGGGTTCATCGTTGGTCAAAACCTCTAATGGCTTTCACGATAGCCTCGAACGTCGGCTCGTCGATGTCCGCCGCCACCGGCCGCAGCATGCAGGGGCACCTCTGCTACGCGGCCAACCAGGGCGCGTGGTGGTTCTTCTACCTTAGCGGAACCAACCAACTATCGGCCGTCTACTCCACCAACAATGGAGCAAGCTGGACGGCCCCTTCTGGCAGCCCGTTCACCCTGGCCTTCAACCACAACTCAGAAGGCCGAAACTTCGGGTTCTCCTACGCTAACATCGGAAGCACGGACATACTCCACATGCTGGCTTCCTATGACGTCACCGGCACCGGCGTCCAGACGGCAGCTCGGTTCACTCTCGGGTCGACCTGGACCAACACCAACGCCGAGGCCCGACTGGACTCGTCTAGCGCGACCATCAATGCGTACACGGGGAACGCCACTTGGCTCGACAGCAACCATCGCCCATGGGCCGCCGCCCTGAACATCGACGGCAACGGCACCATGCATGTGACTTCGGCAGCGAACACAGACTCCGGTTCGTCCTGGTCAGGATACGGCGCTTTTGCGAGCGACATGGACTACATCCTGTTCACCGGCTCAAACGACATGACGTCAGCATTTGGGTGCTCGCTCGGTTCCGGAACGAGCTTCGGCGTAACCGACAACGCTTCGGCAACCGGCAGCTTTACAAACCTTGGCAGCTCTACCGGAAGCGCCACACACGGAACCTGGGAAGCCGGCACCCAGGTCCTCTCAAGCAATGTCACTTCGACATCAACGCAGAACTGGGGGGCGATCCCCCTTTCGACCTCGGATGTCCACCTGGTTTCTCTCTCGGACAACACTAGCGCTTACGTCCACCGCCGGTTCAACGGTACCTCGTGGGCCAACGGAGACTCGATTGGCAGCCTGACCTACGGGACGAACAGCGGCATCTCGCTGATCTCCGACGGCACCTCCGTCTGGCAAGCAGCGATCGACTCCAGCAAGAACATCAAGTACAGCAAGTGGGTATCCGGCACAGGATGGGGTTCCTGGACAACCCAAGAGGCGGCCCGCACGAACACCCCGGCGTACATTACGGGGGCCTACTCAGCAAACGGGATCATGTGGGTATGGACCGAATCTACTGGGACCAACTACAACCTGGTTGGTTCTTTCCTGAGCTTCCTGCCGGCGGGCGGAGGAGCTGGCCTACTTGCGGGGATATAGTCAAAGATGCCACGCGAGCAGTACGTCAGCAACCAGGACCCAAAGCGAGCCGACTCCCAGGTTGTGGTGAGCCAGTTCCTTGGCATGGCTCCGACCCAGTCTCCTCATGACATGGAGCCTGGTTTCTCAGCATTCCAGATTAACTGTTACGCAGTTCATCCGGGCGAACTTCGCTGCCGCCAGGGCATCAAGCAGGTCACGTTTTCCACATAATATGCATAACCTGCATAATCGCGATGCATAATGACTACATATTACATAAAGCCCACGACTTCCAGCGGCACCGGCACCGGGACTCTGGCGAACCCATGGGGGATCGACCAGCTTCTCAATAACGCGACCGACCCGGTTACCCAGGGCGTGGCTCTCACGACCCTGGTTGCCGGCGACACGCTTTACTTTCTGGCTGGCAGCTATCACGTCACGGGAAGTGCCAACCCCTCCAACTACAGCTTCCAGCTAATCGGGCCTTCCGTCTCGGGAACCTCGAACGCCCCAATCACGATCGCTGCCGCGCCTGGCCAGACCGTCAACTTCTTCTTGGACTCCGGCAGCCAATCGCTTTTCGGCACCAACCACAACTACGTGCGGTATCTGGGTTTCACGGTCCAGCCAACGTCCACATACGTCTCTGGATCGATAACCGAGGTTGCCAAGCCTTTTGACATCGGGGGGACCGGCTGCGAGGTTGCCTACAACGAGGCAATCGGAGCCACGGTCGCCACCCAGGACAACCACGAAGCTGTTCAGGTTTTTGGAACCCAGGGTTCCGACACGCTCGGAAACTCGCCATGGGTCCACCACAACTACCTTCATGGCTTTGCCGGCAACTCGTTCAACAGCTCCGGTATCAAGATATATTACTCCTCGCACGCGATCTTCGAGGACAACTACATCACCGGATGCAACGCCGGTGTCTACGACAAGGGATGGTCCCCGACTCCGAAGTACACCTACAACGATCACACCTGGCGTCGGAACTGGATAACCAACAACAGCCAGTATCAGTTCGTGGGGAATAACCAGGCCGCCCCGGCCCGCTTCCATATCTACGACAACGTTCTCGACGGAGTCCAGCCGGCCAACTTCAACACGCTCCAGAATGGCAACCAGATCTACAACAACTTCATGCGAAGCCTGGCGTCTGCTCCTGGGGGGCAGATCATAGAGGGGCCGGGCTACGTCATGATGATGGCCGACACGATCGGCGGAGGCCAGGTCTACCGGAACGAGGTCTGGAACAACGTGATGCTCCAGGGCGGCACCAAGGGAGTCGAGGCTTACCATAGCTTCGATACCTTCATGGTCACAGGCCCCACGGCTCCGTTCGCCTACACCGACTACAATTTCTACGATGGCACCCCGGGCTGGGACTTCAATAACGTCAACTTCACGCTTGCCCAATTCCAGGCCGACGGATTCGAGGCGCACTCCCAGTCCGGGGCCTCTCAGGCAACCTTCTATCCGAACGTTGCGTTGGGCGACTACACGCTCGCTTCCGCCTACTTGACTGCCGGCCGGTTCGGGGACTCGATCGGACCCCGGTATCCGGTCAACTCGATTATCAACCCCCTCCGCTATGGTCCCGGCAACTTCAATCCGGCCCAAGGCCCGCAGATCACGGCTCAGCCGGCCAACCAGTCAGCCCCGGCTCTCGGCACTGCGAGGTTTCAGGTCGTGGCCAGTGCGACCGGCGACACCATTTTTTACCAGTGGCAGAAGTCCACAGACAGCGGTGCCACCTGGCAGACCCTCCAGGGTGCCAATGCGTCGGCCTACACGACCCCGAGCCTGACGACCGCCGACAACGGCACACTCTTCCGGGTCCTGCTCTCCAACACCAACGACAGCGCCCAGAGCCAGACTGCGACGCTGACGATCACCAGCGGGTCAGCCCGGCCGACCAGCAGCTCCGACCTGTTCACGCTCACGACCGCAGCCACCGAGCATACGCTGTTCGCCTGGCCGGTCACCGCCGCGACCACGGTCACTTTCACCGGCGTAGCTGGCGAATCCACGATCCACAACACGAACAAGCAGGTTGCAGCCAGCTCCCTGGTAACCTTCTCTGCGATAGCCACCCAAGTTGAACTCTTCCCGAACTGGACGGTGTCGGCTTCTGATGCCTTTCAGCTTTCGAGTTCAAACCTCGTCGCACACTTCACGGCATCACCATCACTAGCCTGTTACGGCAGCCCGATCGTGATCCTGCCGGCCGACCCGGTGCCCGGTGTTCCACCGGCCCCGACGGTCACGATCATACCATCTCCGACACCCACTCCAACACCAACACCTACCCCAACTCCCACTCCCACTCCCACTCCCACTCCCACCCCCACTCCCACCCCAACCCCGACGCCGACCCCCACTC